ATGTTTGATGCCGGAAACCAGCCAGCCATTGATATCCTGCGCAAGGAGATCGAAAGAAAACGAGCGCTGACAGATGAAGAAGATATGTCGGCATTGACAGCTCAGCTGGAAGCGCTTGAAAACGAGGTCCTCCAGCGGATGGATCTGTTGGACCTGGACGAGGATATTGTTGCCGGCCTGCCTTACGAGGTAGACGCCGACGCTATGTGGTCGTCTGCGACACCATAACGGAATAGGTCCGGTTGCCCGCCACGACGGAAGCCGCCGTCGTGTTGAAGCAATAGATCGTCACGGTGTCATCGGCCGTGACCCGCGCCGAAAACACTAGGCCTGCGGGGTCAGAACCATTGAACGTGACATTGACGAAGCGTCCGGTCCCCGATCCGATTGTGACACCAGCCACGGTGACCGTCGTCGAAACGCCGGAATGCGCCGTCACCGTGCCGAAGTCGTGCGCTTTCGTCGCCGTCAGGATCTTCTCGATCACATTGCCTGCGACTGACAGTCCCCGTTCGAAATGATGGATATCGAGCGAACGGAACCCCGTCAGCACCGAGAGATCGTTGCGCTTGGCGCGGATCTGCGAGGCCGGCCCGCGCGCACCGCGCTGCTCGTTGTTTCCGGCCAGGCGCGCGTGCACCTCGACATGCACGTTGTCGAAGGCAAGGTCGTTCCCGATGATCGTCGTCGGCCAGTAGTCGACGTCGGCCTTGAGCCGCGCGGCAATCTCGGTATTGGCGACGTTCGCAATGGTGTTGCGCTGCCAGAACAGACCGTTTGTTGGCTGCGACCCGCTGCGGTGGCGCAAGTCAAGGTCGAAACCATAGACATTCTGCGGCACACCCGTCGGGCCTGCGTCGTCCCCCATGGTGCGAACGTTGTCCAGCATCCACAAGCTGTCGACGGGGCCAATGTGGGTGCCGGTAATATGAACATCCGGTCCCCATCCATGCACCACGGCGCCGACACCACCGGACAGTCCAGCGCCGGCGAACGGCTGGCCCGCCTCCGGCCAGACCGGTGCGAAATCGCTGTCGATCACGGACTGCAGGTGTATACGGGCGTTTTGCCCCTCGCCGATCGTGATGATCCCGCTCTTGACGTTCGTCGTCGTTGCCAACGGGCGGGAAACGGAATGGCCGCAGTTGCGGGCCGACACGTCGACGATCGCCTTGCTGATATTGCCGTCGCCCAGGGGGTCGCTGTCGCTCGTCAGGCCAAACAGACCGAAAGCGCTTTCGCAATCCTCGGCATCGATCCTGAGGCGGATATCCCTTGACCACATCCTGTTGTTGCCAAGGGCGATGTTTTCGGAAGTGTATGGCTCATCCCCTTCCCCGGGAACAAAAACGCCGGGAACCGCCTGGATGAACCCGCCCCATCCGCAGCGCTTTGCGATGATTTCGATGTCGATATCGCGGCAGCCCTTTTCGGCGTTGAAGGCCTTGCCTCCCGACCCATTGGACAGCCATGTCGTCGGATAGTCATGCGCAAAGATCCGGCCCGAAAAGTTTCGTACACCCCTTGCGATTGCCATTGCATTGTCGTTCCCGCCTTCCCCGACAAAGCTTGTCGTGTCGGGGATCGTCGTCCACGCGAGATACAACGTGGCGGTGCGCGTTCCGGCATCCCAGCTCTGCACGCGACGGATCTGGCTGTTACCCCCGCCAGTCCCAAAGACAACCGTCAACAGCGATTTCCCGGGCCGGATCTTGCCGTCGAAATTCGCAGGAAGAACGATCGTGTTCGACGTGGCGCTGACCGCGTAACCATAGGTCGGACGCTGCAAAAGCGAGCCGTCAATCTCCAGATCGAACCGCACGTCTTCCTGCACCATCTCGTTCGGGTCGGTCGTGTAGTAGACATTGCCGAAAAATTGCCCGCCGCCCGCCACGGCATAGGACCATTCGGTCTGACGCAGCACGGCGCCGGCCTCACGCTCGAAATAGAGATGGGAGCGAGTCGCCAGAAATCCGGGAATGCGGTAGAGCCCGCCCGCCTTCAGCCGCAGAACACAGCCCTCGCGCGCCGCAAAATCGGCAGCGCGTTGCATGTTGACCATAGCATTCGGGTCATCCGTGTCGTTGCCAAATACACCCCCGTCTTCGGGATAGATGCGAGAGAGCCGCAGGTTTCTCCGCCATGCGCCGGTTGCTCCGGTCGGGTCGGCGGTCGGCGCGACGAAACCGATCTTGTTCACATCGAGCGCCACCTTTGCCGACAGGTCCGAGCCATCGAACGGCCAATCGACAGGGCTTGCAGCTTCGCGGCTGAAGGCCAGCAGAGACGTCGACGCGGTAAGCGCCGCCAGAGTCGTACGATCCGAAACGAAGACCGTCGTCAAATCCCCCGGCTGCACCGCCGTATCCGCCTTCCCGCCCTGCGCCGCCGTGGCGAAGTCCCCGGACGCAGCCAGCGCAGCACTCCCCAGCCCCAGATTGTCCCGCCCCTGCGCCTTCTGCGGATCCGTCAGCCCCTGCGCGGCGTCCACCCGCAGCCGGTTGCCCAGCGCCGTCGAAACGGTCGTCGCGAAAGCCGGGTCGTCGCCCAGCGCCGCGGCCAGTTCGTTCAGCGTGTCGAGCGTGGTCGGCGAACTATCGACCAGCCCGGCCAGCGCCGCCGCCACATCGGCCGGCGTCGCCTTTCCCGCCAGAGCGGTCGCAAGCCCGGTGATCGTCTCGATCGCCTGCTCGCCGGTATGAGTCGTGCGGTCACGAAGGCTCGCGTCCGTGTCGTTGGCCGTGGCGCCGGCGGCGATGCCGTCCAGCTTGGTCTTGTCGGCGGCCGAGATCAGGCCGGAATCCGTCGTGGTGCCCTCGCCGATCGCATCGACGATCGCGTCGCGCAACGGCCCTGCGTCGTTCCCGATGTCATAGAGAATGGCGTTCTTGCTCTGAACCTTGCTCACAGTTCTGCCTCCAGCGGGGCGTAGACATAGGCCCCTGTGTGATCGATGAGATAGATGTCTTCGGAACCGCTGCGCACGACCCAGCCCATGCCCGCGGGCGGGTCTTCGTTGGGAACGTCGAGCGTCCAGGCATAGACCTGCCCCAGGGCAAGCCGCGGCCGGTTGAACTGCAGCGAGGCCATGGGCGCTATTCCGTCTGCACTTCGGCGCGGAGCCCGTCCGGCCCCTCGGGCCAGCCGTAGACGCTGGTCGTTCCGTCGAGGAAGGTGCCGCCATAGGGCTTGAGGTTGGTGATCGTGCCAAAATCGTATTCCGGCGTGCCGGGCGAGGCGTCGGGGTCCGGCGTCGCCGTCGGCGGGTCGCCGTCTGTCGTGGCGATGTAGAGAACGCCGGTCTTCGGCAGGTTGATGAGCACGGAGAGATGTGCGGCCGAAAGCAGGGTCCACTGGTTCGCTTGGCACCAGATGCCCTTCCACAAGGCGGTCATGGAAAATCCTTTCCCCCGGCCGGCGGCGCGGGTTCCCGTTGATGTTCTGTTGTTCGGTAGTGCGGCGTCGGGCTAGACGAGCCCGATCTTCACGGCGATCCACTTCCAGAAGGCGACCAGTGCGCCCCCGAGCGAAGCGGCAATCATCGCCCAAAGCATCTGCATGCCGATGAAGCGTTCACGCCATTTGCGGATGTCGGATAAGGTTTCCGCGTCGGCATCCATGCGGGTTTTCAGGTCGCTGACATTCCGTCGGCTTTCCGCCGCGTCCAGCCGGATCTGCTCCAGTTCCTGATAGATGCGTGCATAGCGCTTCTCGCTCTTCTCGGTCTGGTCCTCAACCGCGCCGACGAGTGCGTCGACCTTCCCCTCGAGCCGGCCGATCGCCCGTTCCGAATTGCCGTCGGTCATTTCACCCCCTGCCCCTCGATCGCATCGATTCCCTTGGCGAGCGCCCCGTGCCGGTCGCGGCAGTCCGCAAGCGCCTTGCGGTCCCGGCCCCAGAGCCGCCATTGCTCGGTCTGGCTTGCCGTCGCAGAAGCCGGGATATTCACCGGGTCCGGACAAGCAACCCGCGCGGCCAGCGGAATTGCCGCCACTTCCGTCTCAACGACGGCCGATCGCGTTGAGCCCGTCGAGCACCCGGCGAGGCATAGGAGCGCAAGAGGGAGAGTCAGACGAAGCTTTGTCAGCCGGGGCATGGCCGGTCCTTTCCTGGTCGATGATGTCGTTGAGGTCGTCGAGCTGCTCGACATGGTCCCGCTCAGTCGCCAGACGCGCTGCCTCGGCCGCGTCGACCTTGGCCTGCGCTTTCGCCCGCGCCTGTTGCGCTGCGATCTCCGCCCGCCGGCGAAGTTCCTCCCAGGCTGATTTCTCGGCCGCCGCTCCATCGACTCGAGCCGCGCGCTCGGCTTTCGCCACGCGCCCTTCGACCAGGTCGCCGATCAGCGGCACATAGGTGATGACCGTGCCGACATAGCGAAGATCGCGGATCGGCCCGATGCCCTCGTAATAGATGACGAGGCAGACGATCGACAAAAGGATGACCTCCCAGGCGGCCAGAGCCGCCCGGAGGCGAAGAAGGATGGTGGTCATGGGTGTTTCCGTTGGCAGGCGTTGATGTGAGGATGTGGGGTCAGACATACGGGCTGGCAGACTGCCGCGCCTCGCACTTCACATTGCCGATGAGAAACGAGGCATCGTCGGGGCTGGTGAACGGCGCGCGAGCGCTGGTCAGCAGCGGGATCGTGCGAAACGCGATCTGCGACGCCGCACTGGTGGCGAGGGAAGCAAGGAAGGCCTCGATCCGAAAGAAGCCGTCGCCGAGGGGCTCGACGTGGCCGACGAAGCCGGACTTGTTGCCAACCAGCCCCTTGACCATGTCGAAGTTGATATAGCTCGTGGCGCCCCACACGGCGGTGTTTCCGGTGAGCTGCAGGAATTGCAGCGTCTCCGCCTTGACCACGGCAGAGATCGTATAGCCGACGCTGCTGACGACAGAGAATGTCGGCGTCAGCGCAAGCTTGCTGGTCGTCGCGCCATCCGAAATCGTCGTGATCCGGTCAAGCGTCGTCAGCCCCGTGAACGGGCTCGCAGCTACGTCGGCGACCGAGGTCACGCGGGCATTGCCCGCCCAGGCACTTACGGCATCCGGCGTCGGTATGAGGTTCGGCTCGGAGATGATCCCGACCGGCTTGCGGCAGGCCGCCTGCAATGTCGTCACCATCTTGTCCGCAGCAACCGAGATGGGCAGGTTGCCTGCCATGTGCAAGCCGTCCCCGCTGTCGACGCGAACGGTGCTGAGATCGGCGCCGGGCCGGATATAGTCCGATGCCCACGCCGCCTCGATCGCCGCCCAGATTGCCGCCTGGCCGGCATTGGCATTGGCCGAGGTGCAGTAGGGAAATTTCGACACGACAAGGTCGCAGCCGAAGTCCGCGCGGACAGCCGGCGCCAGCGTTGCGAGATGGCCCTCAAAGGTGGCCTGCGACATTCCGGCCGCGGCGTCCGTCTCGCCCTGGATGCGGTGAACGATCGTCAACACGCCGGGCTGGCCCGTGCCGGCCTGCCGGGCGCGGTAGAGCGCCGAACCGTAGAGCGTCGAGCGGTCAAGGTGATCAGCGCCCGGAAGCCATTGTGTGATCGATGTGCCGCCCTTGGCGCAGGGGATGAACACCACCTCGGGGATCGGCGCACCAACCGATGACCAATAGTCCAGCATGCGCGAAAGCGTCAGCGGCCAGATCGAACCGGCAGCCGCGGCGTCGTCCGACACGGAATCGACCTGCCCGACATTGCTGTCGGTCGGATCGGCGACAGCTTTCAGCACATAGTCATTGCCGAACATTTGCGCAGCCGGGATAGCCGTCGACGAGTACAGCTGGTTGATCAGGCCGCGACCGCTTCCATTCGACTGGCTCATGTCGACGATATTGATCTGTGTGATCCGCACACCCTTGCCATGGGCGAGCTTTCCCACGCCGAACGACGGAAGCCCGAGTTCCAGCACCTTCATCGGGCTACTCCGCAACGACTTCGACGATGAGGGCTTTGCCGACCGGCCAGAAATAGACCTTCGTCGTCGTGTCGGAAAAGGCGAAGGAGGCCGGCTTTTCGTTCGACACCGTCAGAAAGTCATAGGCCGCCGCACCCGGCGCCGCATCCGGATTGGGCGCATCGGCGGGAAGGCTGGATGCCGTCTTGAGATACCCGGCGCCGATCGTGCGCAGCGAGACCAGCACATTGATCTTGCCTGCGGCGATCTCGGTCCATGCACCTGCGGCGCAATTATAGCCCTTGGTGGTGGCGGTCATTTCTCGTTCCTTCCTTCGTTCGATGGGTCGCCCGGCGGCGCATAGGGAAGCGCGCGCCCGGTGCGCCAGATGGCGATGACGTCCTGCACGGTGGCGAGCCCGGTGTAGCCAAGCACCAGCACGCCGATCAGGACCAGCAGGCCGTAGGCGATCAGACGGTTCAGCTCACTGTCGAGCGCATCCACCAGCCCGTTGATCTGCCAGAGGCAGAAAGCCGTCACCGCGAAGATGACGATGCGGCGCCAGCGCCAGGACGGCTCGCCGGTTTTCATGGCCATGGTTAGAGCCTCGCTGCCTGAACGTGCATCCAGTCGAAGTTCCGGGCACGGCCGAGCGAAAGCCAGCCCTCGCTCTCCCACTCCGCCCAGAACGGCAGGGCATCACGATGCGAGAGCCGCGCGTTCGGCGCGCCCCACTTGAGCTGGTTGCGTTCCGGGTCGAAGTCGATCGCGATGCCCCAGGAATGCATCGAGTAGCTGGAGCCGCCGCGCATGCGACGGACATTGAGCGAGCCACCGAAAATGTTGATGCCCAGGTCGGCCCGCTCCGGGGCGGAGTAGATGCCGGCGACCCGCTGCAGGACTTTCTCGGCCGAAGGCGCCACGCGCTTGTGCAGCGTTATCTTGCGGACGCGCGCGCTCTTGTCCCAGGCCAGCACCATGTCGAACGGGATATCGATCTGCACCTGGTTCTGGCCGACCGGTCCGTAATAGGACATGCAGTCGGCCTGCCGCGGCCAGATCGTCTTCGACGGCGGGAAGGTTTCCTGTGCCGGCGCAACATCCCGGTCGGGAATGCCGGACTTGATCTCCGGAAGCACGGTCGACGCCGGCGTGCGGAGCATGGCCACGGTGGAACCGTCGGCCTTTCCTGTAACGGCCAGACCACGCACCTTCTGGAAGGCCTTCAGGGCAGCGATCGTGTCCTCGCCGATCACTCCGTCGATCGGTCCGACGGGGTAACGATGTGCCGTCAGCCGGCTCTGAAGCCACTGTTCGAAATTCATGACGATGTCCTCTTGGTTTGCCCTATCGGGCGGCAGGTTCCACGCGCTCGCCAGCGCGTTACGAAGCTCAGAATGCGAATTGTGGTGCAAGGTCAGAGACATGACATGTCAGATGGCCTGAAACATCGCGACTTCGACTTGCAAATCTGTGACTAGCGGGAGATCGGCGCCCACGCTTTCCTGGTCTGGCAAAGGAGGAAAGCCATGACCGAAATTCAGCAGACCTTTCATCTGGCCATCCATGTTTCCGGCGGCCATTGGATCGTAATCTTCGTCAACAGCCTGGGCTTCGGCGAAATCCGGGTGCTGACGACGGACGAGATGACAGCCCTCGTCGAGGCGCTCGAGGACGAGACGTCTTGAACAAGCCATTTGATGCGGTTTACCGGCCGTCCTGACCCGCACTGCCCTGCGGCTCTCCCAGCGAGAGCGTGGTGGTGTATCCGGACGACCGCGACAGCTCGTCGGTGATCGACGTGATCGTGTAGGTGCCGTCGACACCGGCGCGCAGGCCCATGAGCGTCGCCGTGCCGCCCGGCTGGCCGGTGGCGTCGCCGTCAATGGTGACGCTGCCACTCGCCTTGTCGCGGTTCGCCTTGGCCGCCCCGGCCTTGGCACGGCGCTTGGCCGTGTCCTTGTCGGCCGCGGCGAAAGTCGCCTGCCCGTCCGCCTCGACATCGTCGCCGCTGGCATAGCGTTCGGCCACGCGCTTCGCCTCGTCGAGGTCGTAGTAGGTCTCGACCTTTTCCTTCAGCCGCGGGCGGTCGGTCACCGGCGCAAAACCCGAGGCGGAGATCATCCTGTCGCGGGTCACCGCGATCGCCGAAAGACCCGCCCCCGAGGCCGAGGCTCCGTAGGGCACGAATACCCCGCGCGTGCCCTCGATCCGGAAGATGGCGTCATGCTCGCGCGCCAGCCGTTCCCCGAAGGAAATGAAGCTCTCGGCGTCCATCGCCTCCCAGTCCGGGATGACGGAAGCGAAATCGCCGTGCACCTGCATGGTTATTCCGGCCTGCTCACCTGCTTCCTTAAGAATGTTCGGCAATGCTTTCTTTTCCCAATGCTTCTCTGCGGGTTGCTTGGCCTTGCCCTTGAGCGAGACAGAGCGTGCCGTCACCGACAGCACCGCCCCGGAAGAGCGCGATAGCGCCCAGCTCGCGGTGTCGACCTCGCCGTCGAAGGATCGGATGGCGCCGCCCTCCCGGCCCAGTTCGACATGAACAGGCGTGCCCGTCTCCGGCCAGCGCAACGTCCCGCCCTTGTCGTCGAGATCGAAGCGTGCCGTGTCCGCCGTCTGGTCCGTGCCCTTGGTGATCGACACCGACAGCAGGATGGGCAGGAAATTGCGTGTCACCACCCGCCCGCTGACCGAAACGAGGAAATGAACCCTGCCAGCCATCAGTCGAACAGCCCCGTAACCTTGACGCCGGCGGCGGCGGTCTCGATCGACGACTTGACCGGCACGGTGACCACCGTTCCGAGCGGCAATTCGGCGCCGCGGCGCGCCAGGTCCTGGTTGAGCGCCCAGACCTGTTCGCAGACGCCCGGAATGACGGCGCGATAGTGCCGCGCCAGCAGGCCCGAAAGCGTCAGGCCCTCACGCCTGACCGTGACCGTTTCCGTCTCGCTCATGACAGGAGGCTCCACAATGCCGAGAAATAGCCCTGGCCGGTCGGCTGGCTCGTTTTGGCAAGGTCGATGGTCATGTCCACCATCTGGCCCACTCCGCGCGCGTCGAGGAAGCTATGGCCGTCCGTGATGCGGATGATCACGTACCAGCCGAACACCCGGCCGTCGCCGCGCACCAGAAGCTGCGGCAGCCCGGTCGCCTGCGCGCTGCGCAGCACGTCGAGCGACGACAGCCGGCCAAGCTTCTGCGGCACAAGCCGACCGGCGAGCGCCATGCGCTCCACCCCGTCGCCCATGTCCTCGAGCGGAGGCATCGCGCCGACCACCGGCTTTTCGGCGAAGTCGCGCAGCGTCTCGCGCGACAGCCCGTCGAGATTGAAGCGAAGGTCGAAGGCAACCGGCCCGATCTGCATCAGCATGATTTAGGGATCCACGAATTGGCCATTGGCCTGTTCTTTGACGACCTGCCCCGTCGGCCGACCGCCGCCGGCATTGGCCAGCAGCGCGCCGAGCGAGCCCTGCACCTTGGCGAGGAAACTCTGCGCAATGGCGGCGCCGATCCCCGATGCCCCCGCCTGCATGGTCTCGGCCGCCTTCTGCCCGGCCTTGCCACCGCCCTCAGCAATCTTGTCGGAGGCGGTGCTGCCGGCCTCAACCAGTCCATGAAAATCCATGAAACCTTCGGCTGCCTTGTCCAGCGGAACGGGCGTTGCATTCGCTTCCATGCGGCCTTGAGCGGCCATCATTTCCTCATGACCATTGCCGTAGCGATAGGGGTTATCGTAGAGGCCGAACGCGTTCTTCTGCGGGCGCTGCCTCGGGGCGGGCATGCCGCGCGGGATCGGCTGGTTCTGCCGCCCGACCGATGCCTTGCTGAGTTCGTCGAAGACCGTCGCCTGCTCGCCGCGACCGACCTTCGCCTGCGCGTCCATGTAGGCCTCGTTGACCTGCCAGAACCACGCATCGGGATGTTTCTGCCGATAGCGGGCCTTGTAGGCATCGCCTTCCTTGCGCTGGTCTTCGACGTTGTTGATCGGAAACGCGCTCTTGGCGTTCAGCCGCGCGGTGAAGTCGTCGACCTCTTGCGTGAGATATTCGAGCGTCGGGTTTGCAATCGTCGCTACCCCGCCGCCGACCTGTGTGACGAACTTGTCCCAGAGGTTCGAAAGTTTCTGGATCTTGGCCGCGCTGTCCTCGGCGATCTGCCCGAAATCCTTGAGCGCCGTTCCGTCGACATTGCCAAGGCTGTTCACCATGGCTTCCAGTTCCGGCCGCTGCATGATCAGCGCACGCATGCCTTTCTGGAATTCCGCATCGGTGAACAGTTTCGGCAACTTCGACAGGTCGCCCTTGGTGGCGATCATCGTCATGTCGAGGAAGACGTCGAGCACGTCGCGGCCTTCCTTCTTCGCCTTGGCGAGAGCCCCGGGAAGGTCGACGCCCATCTTCTTGAACTTGGAGGCTGTCTCCTCGGAATAGACCTTGTTCAGCACATTGCCGAGATAGGTCGCGGCCTCCGAGCTGGAGCCCGCCTGGTTGCGCATCACCTGCAGCATGGCGACGACCTTCTGCAGGCCCTCTGTCCCCTCGTAGCCCATGGCCGACATGGCCGGAAGCAGCGACGGCAGATACTGCGCCATGTCCTTCAGCTCGAACTTGCCAGCCTTGCCGCCCGCGACCAGAATGTCGAAGGCCCGCTGCATCTCGTCGGCATTGATCTTGAGCGAGGACGACATGGCATCGGCCGTCAGCGCCACGTCGTTCATCGCCGCACCGGACGCCTGCGCGGTGAGCGCCACCGCGGACAGAAAGGCGAGCGATTCGTCCAAGCTTCGCCCGGATGCGACAAGCGCCTCGAGGCCTCCGACGACCTCGTCGAAACTGGTGCGGGTCAGGTCGGCAACCTGCTGGAGCCTGCGGATGGTCGGGTCGATCGCCCCTGCCCCCTTGTCGGCGTTGATGACGATGCGGTTCACTCGCCGCTCCAGGTCGGCAAAGTTGGTATAGGCCTTGGCCGCCATCACGCCACCGATCGCCACGCCGGTTCCGATGCGGCTTGCCAGAAACATCATCTTCTGCCGCCGGGCCTCGTCGGCGGCCTGCCGCTCCATCATCATCCGCTCGAGCGCCCGGTCGCGGTTCGAGAGCCGCACGCCCCGGTCGGCCAGCATATAGTCGCGCTCGGCCCGCTTCAGACGGTCCATATTGCCGATGATGGCTTGGGTCTTGGCGCCGGTCTTGTCGACCAGGTCGACGACGAGCGAGGCGGTCAGTCGGCTCAAGGGATCACTCCTCGCCCGTCACGAAAGACGGGGCAATATCGCGGTAAAGCTGATGGAGCGCTTCCGCATCGGTCCATTTCAGGCGGGCGAAGACGGCCGGGTGCAGCCCGGTCAGCCGGCAGATCATGCCGCGATTTCCCGCGACCGATCCGGCGAAGAAGGCGTCGATATCGCCCTGTTCCGGCATGCGCATGGTCACGCGGTCGAGGAGTTCGCCATTGACCCGCGGCGCCACGAGCAGGTTGTAGACCCGCCCGCCCCGCGCCTCGTCGTCATAGGCGACGACCGGCTCGTCCTCTTCCGCCTCTCCCGGCTCGGCCGGGACAGGGTCCGGTTGGGACCGCCCCGCCGTCGTCACGAACTGGTTGAGGTCGACCATGACAGGCGCATGCGCCTCAGCCGGTTCGGCGACAGGTTCGAACGGCCCGCCGGCGAGAGCCTCGCCGAGCGGGTCGTCATGGGTCTGGCGCGGCGGCATCATTCGATCCCCAGCGCGACACGCATGGCATGGGTTTCGTCATTGCCTAACTGCCGCACGACGGACGAGAAGTAGTCCATGTAAAACCATTCCTGATTGTCGACATGCAGCTCGTAGCGCGTCACCTCGGTAATGCCATGGTCGTGGCCGAAGGCCGAGGCGCGCTCGAAGGCGTCGGCGGCGAGCCGGCCGATGATGCCGCGCACGATGGCCTTGGCCTGGTGCTGCTTGCCGGTCTCCTTGTTGCGCAGGATCCCGTAGATGGTGAAGCGCTGCGCTTCCGAGGAGCCGATCCCGAGCAGGCGATAGGAACTCTCGGAAAAGCCGGCGAGCTTGAAGGTCGGCTCGAGCGCGCGATAGGCGTTCATCGACCAGTTGACCTCGGAGATCGCGCCGCCGCCCAGATGCGAGGCGGTGACCCGTTCCAGCGTCGGCAGGCCGACCGAGGCGAGCTTGATGTGGTTGGAATCCTCGGGGTTCGCGTCACCGAGGAAGATGTTGGCCTGCTCGAGCAGGAGAAGCTTCTCAGCCATGATGTTCAGTCCTTCCGTGAGGTGACGATTAGAGGATGTCCTGGCGCGCGATAATCTCGTCGATCGTCGCGGTGAGCGCCGCCGCATAGGGCCGCGAGGTGACCGACAGGCGGCGGAAAACCGGGGCCTCCTCGAACTGCATGTCGACATGGATGTGCCCGGCGCGCAGGTCGGCCGGGTTGTTCTTCACCGGGTCGAAGCGGCAACGATAGCCGAGTATGTCTCCGGCCGACTGGCGCTGGTCGCAGACGCCAGAGACCGTGTTGACCACGCTCTGGATCGTCTGGGTCGTCAGGTTGAAGCGGCCGAGATACTGGCGAATGGTCCGCAGCACCGTCAGCTCGATGTAATCGCGGCCGCGCACCTTGTGGTACTGGTCCCAGATCGTATCGGCCGCGAGGTTGTCCGTGCCGATATAGACGAAGCCACCGTCGGCGATGGCGAAGTCGTCGCCCGATTCGCCGCGCACGATGATCCCGCCCTTGGCGGCCAGGATCTGCTGCCCCTCGGTCGCACCGTCGGAAAGCGAGAAGCGCAGCTTACGCTCCGGCGCCGTGATGCCGTAGATCGGCTGGTTGGCCCAGCTGCGGAACGGCGAGCCGTCGCTTTCATAGTCGCGCCGGACGGCAACGCCGGCGATGCGCGGCGAGGCCGGACGAAGCACCGCGGCACCGCTGTTGTCCTCGGCATACACGCCACCGGCCAGCGGGATCAGCCGGCGGGACGACAGGGTTTCGACCCATTCGGTGAACTCGGCCAGCGTCTCCGGACCGTCGACGATCGCGACCGCAAGGATCTGCTCACACACCGCCGGCAGGGCTGCCGCGACCGGGTTCGCCATGTCGGCGATCACTGCCGTGCCGGCCGCGCCAGAACCGGCTCCGCCCGAGAATGCGACGGTCGGCGCGCTGGTATAGCCGGAGCCCGGATTGGTGATCGTCACGCTCACGACCTTCTCCGCGTCGGCGCCGGAACCGAGCACGGCGGTGCCGGCGGCCCCCGTGCCACCGCCACCGGTAAAGGCAACCGTCGGCGCGCTGGTATAGCCAGAACCCTGGTTGGTGATCGTCACGCTGGTGACGCCGGTATCGCGGTCGAGGGTGAAGCCGGGGCAGATCAGCAGGCGGGGATAGACCCCGACCTCGGCGCCGGCATTGAGGAACGCGTGGATACCCGTGCCCGAGACAGAGCTGCCGGCGATGTTAGCCATCGTCTCCTCGATGTCGACCCCTTCCTCGACACGCACCACCACCAGCTCGGCCGCCATCTGGTAGGAGCCGAGCTGCGCGTTGATCCCCTCGATCGCGTCGATGAAGTCGCCGTCCTGGTCGCAGAGCGCGAGAACGGCGGTCTCGTTGGAGTTCAGGCGAACCGGGGTGTCGAGCGGAAAGGCCGCAGCAAAGACTTCCGTGGAGGCGGTCGTTGCCTTGTCGATCGGCATGCAGATGCCGATGACGCTCATCTGGGCATTGGACGGCGTTGCCGCCTCGTTGGCATCACGTGCAATGGTGATACCGAAGACCGGGCTGGTCATGGTTCAATCCTCATATTTCGAGAAGGGTCGCCTTGCCCAAGGGCGGGATGGGCAAAGAAAGACAGCGTCAGAACCGGCGCAGCAACACCTGCGCATAGACCTCTATGCCGACATCGAGGGCCAGGCCCTGCCCGTTGGTCGGCTGCGTATCGGAGACGCGGTATTCCATCCGGTACTGCTTGCCGGTGACAAGCACGCAGGCCCCGGACGACAGGGCGGAAACCCCCGCACCGGATGATGCCGCGGCCGGGGAGCCAACCGCCGTCTCGACTGCGTCGGTCATGTTCCATATCCGGCACTTGCCGACCCCGACGCGGTGGAACACCGACCAGAACTCGCAAAGGCAGTCCGCCGTCACGGTGAAGGCATTCCCGGCCAGGCTCACAAAGCCGGAAATATCTGATACCTCGGCGTTGAGTGTGCGGGTGTACCAGGCGCCAGCCAGAGCGCCGCCGGCATCAGTTCCCGCGGGGCGCCGGTCCTGCAGGATGGCAAAGGCGCTCGACGCCGCCACAGCTCTTCCGACAAAGGCAGTGTTCGCGGCTCTGGTTGAGTTGTTCCCCTCGGCCTGCGTCGGCACCGTCGGGTTGCCCTCAAAGGCCGGGCTGGCAAGACTGGCCTTCGTCGCCAGACTGAAGGCAACAGCCGCCGACAAGTTGGAGATGGCCAGGTCGACCGCCGCCTTCACAAAAGCGGTGTTGGCCGCCCGCGTCGTATTGTTCCCGGGCCCCTGCGTCGGGACCGTAGGATTGCCGGTGAAGGCAGGGCTCTCCAGCCCCGCCTTGGTGGAAAGTGCCGAACTGACGGTAGCGATGAAGTTCGCATCATTTCCGATCGATGCGGCAAGCTTGGCAAGCGTGTTCAGCGTGGTCGGCGCCGCGGCAACGATCGCCGTCTTCATGGCCTCAACGAATGCCGTAGTCGCCAGCTGCGCCGTGTTGGTTCCCGGCGCGGCCGTCGGCGCCGTCGGTGTCCCCGTCAGTGCGGGGCTCTCGAGCGGGGCCTTGAGCGCGATCAACGCCATCAGGTCCTCGACTACGCCGGCCCCGGAAAGCGCCGCCTGCAGTTCGGTGATCGTCGCGATCGCCCCCTCGGCATCGTCGAGGAAGGCCGAGAGCGCCGCCTGCACATGCCCCGTGGTCGCCAGCGTGTTGTTGTTGGTCCCCACGGGCTGCGTCGGCGCCGTCGGATTCCCCTCGAAGGCAGGGCTTGCAAGCGCCGCCTTCAGCGCAACGAGCGTGAACAACTGCGCGACATCGAGGTCTAAGGCCGTAAATGCTGCAATCAGGCGACCGACATCGTAGGACGGCTTGTTATCGGCAAAAGGCAGCGGATATTCCCGGCTGGGCGTGACGTTGTCGACACTCATGATGGACCTCAGAAGGTGAAGGAGCGGAGATCCGCGACCACGGGACGGGCACCCGGCGTGCCGGAGAGAACCAGCTCGAGACGCCCGCCGTCGGCCGCCTCGTGGGCGGCGATGCGATAGGTGTATTCCGTGTACCCGCCATCGATAGGCACAGCGCCGACCAGCGAAGCGGCAACGAATGTGTCGTCGTTCGCATCTGCCTTGACGGTCACGGCCGACCCGACAGGGAACTGGGCGGAGAACACGATGTCGAGCTGCACCGGGTCGCCCATGGTGAAGCCGAGCCCCACATACCGCCCGGAGGCCTTCATCTTGCCGAAGATCACGCTGATGTCAGGCGCCAGAACCGGCGACACCCTGGCATTCCCGGTCAGCACCGCGGACACCTGCACCGTTCCGGTGAAGTATTCTTCGAGCTCCAGCGTCTGGTCCGGGGCGACCGTATAGGTCACATCGCCGACCTTGACCGTGAACACCACCGAGCAGGAGGCCTCCGGCAGGATGATATCGGCGCGGATCAGGATGTCGGAGACGTCGACGGCGGCGAAGCTGCCCAGGTTGATCGTCTTCGTCAGCGGCGAAAACACCGGCGAGAGCGTGCGGAAGGTAAGATCGCTGTCCGGATGGGCGACCCAGGTGAAGTTGTTCGAACCGGAGAACCTGTCCCCGGTAATATAGGGTTGTGCGGCGACCCACTTCTGGTTGGCCGCGTCGAAATCGCCGAGATTGGCGATGGCTATGGAATGCTCGCCGTCGTCGGTGCGCACCACGAGGGCGAGATAAGTATCCGCAGGGATATAGACGGGGACCTCGAATGGTACCTTCGTCCACACGCCGGTCAGGACGGCCGCCATGCCGAGTCGCGCCGTCGCCACGACGGTTCGGGTCGGGAAGCCGTTTTCCATCGTGACGATGTCCACGTCGATGGGATTGGCCCGATCGCCGATCTTGCAGAACCACAGGTTCACGGCGGAGATGAATCGCCCCTCGACCAGGGCAAAGCTCTGCGCCTGCGGGTCGGAACGATTGCCCGTTCCGTCGGAATCCCGGTTGGGACGACGGGCCACGATGTCGGAAAACCTCTCCAGAACCGTCGTTGTCTGCTGGGTCGAGGTTTCCAGCCGGCCTTGCCCGCGAAAAGTGGTGCCGCAGGCCAGCCCGGCCGCGCCCTCGGCGCGCACCGACTTGGTGCCGGCGGCGACATTGGCCGGGATCATGAAAGACCCGGAAGCGACACCTTCCGTATTGGCGACCACGGTGCCCACGCCGGGATGCACGTCGACACCATCGAAGGTCAGCACCGGCACAATCTCGCCTGCCCCAAGGCCCGCGATCTCGAATGTGATTTCGATCTCGCGCAGGAACGGAAGGCGGGTCGTGTCGACAGTCTCCGATGTTACGGTCGAGCGCACCCGGGTTTGGTTGCCTGTGCCGAAGGTGCGGGTCACATCCGACAGCGTGACGCTCTCGACCTCGGTCCAGAAGTCGCTGGAAGGCTCTATCGTCATTCGCGGCGGGACCGGCGAGAAGTTCATATAGGGATTGATCCTCTCGCAGGCGGTGCGCAGATCCTGCGCCAGCAATAGACCCTCGGTATAGTCGAGCAGCCCGAACGCCGGCAGCCTGACCGCGTGAATCGTCGGCTCGATCGCGATCTGCAGCGTGCCGTCGAAGCAGGCCGCATCCTGCGTCTCGCCGAGATCGCGCCGGCTGTCATCCCAGAAGGGGTCGGTGAAGACCCCGAGCGTCGGCCCGGCCGCCCGCGCATTCGCGTCCGACTTCAGCCGCTCCAGAAGAACCAAGTCGATCGCCTGCGACAGCCGCGTTTCGAGCTGGTTGAGACGGCGGAAGCTCAGCGACCGGGTCCCGTTATTGTCGATGTCAGGCTTCCCATACCAGTCGTTCTTCACCACGCAGAGCGACAGGGCATCGTCCGGCTCGGCGGGCGGATGCGGGTTCTCAGGGGAAGAAAGGCCGCGCAGATAACTCAGCGCCCCGTCCGGGCCGATCAGGATGCGGTCATGGCGCGGCAGCTTGTAGTCGTAGCCGATGAACACATCCGTTCCGGTCACGCCGCCGGACACGGTGACCGTGGTCGAGGTGAAGCTGTCGGCGACGACGGAATCGAAATAGCGATACTTGACCGTATAGCTGGACCCTGTTGCCGGTTCCGCCCCGCCCGGCGACCAGTCGACGGCGTCGCCGTTGCGGACATAGTCGGTCGCTGTAACATAGGTGGTGGAAAGCTGCTTGACCTCGATGATCGAAACGACCCCGTCGTCGGGAAGCGGATCGATGGCATCGGTCACGCCCTTGGTGAGGGTGACAGTCTTCTCCTTGACCACGATAAGCGTATTGATCGCCGCGATCGGCGGGCGCCGCACGGTCAGGGCGACCGTGCCGCTTCCCCCATCGGAAAAACTGTGCGTCTCCAGGTCGACGGTCGCGAAATCCGGGTCCTCTTCCACCTCGAAGCGATTGTCGACCGGGCGATTGACCTTGACACCCAGCACGTTGCAGACGCCCGCCGCCACCGAGAAGATGCGATCGAGGCCGTTGAGACCAAGAGCGCTGACGTGACAGCCGCGAACGATATAGTTGCCATGCGCATCATTGTCATAGACGCCGATCTGCTTCTGCACCCCCGTCAGGGTCGGCGGCGCACTCTGTGAGATCACCGATCCGTTGCGAAGCAGCGCATAGCGATAGAATTCGCCATCGCCCTCGTCGCTGTCGAATGCCCAGGTGACGGCCATGGTGGTGCGCACCGCGCCGGGCTCGGCATAGCTCTCCGTTCCCGCAACGAGCCCGTAATAGATCGCGTCGTCGGCCGCGGTGACCGGCACGACGACGACACGCACGCCGAGTTCGACGTCGCCTGTCATCGGCACATCGACCAGCGTCGCGGCGTCGACGGAACGCGGCGCCCCTCGCAGGTAGATCGAGCCGGCGGTGATCAGCACCGTTCCGGCGTCGGCATCGACGATCACGTCGCCGCCAGACAGCCGGTCGCCGTCGGATGCGATGAGGTCACCGACCTCGCGGCGCTTGCGCTCTTCCGTCGAGAAGGCGTCGTTGAGGTCGGTCGCCTGCCCGTAATCGCCCTCGCCGAAATAGACGCGGTCGACCGACGGCCTTGCCTGGCTTCGGTCATGGATATTGGCCAGCGCGGGATAGGCGCCGGGGTCAAACACATTGGTCATCGATTTGTCCTGTTATCCGAGCGACAGCGCCGGCTTGGCAAAGAGCACCGGCACGATCTGGATCGGGTCGATCGTCAGTGTGATCATGATCGTTTCGCGGACGGTCCGTTGGAACGTCAGGCCGAACTCCGTCATGCCGACGGTTCGTCCCGATCCGGCGATCACCTCTTCGGCTGAAAGCCAGGCCTTGAACGGCTTCACGCCCTCATGAACGGCGAGATTGTAGACGAGGGCCACACGCGCCACTGTCCGGCCCGCCCCATCGCCGAACCCTGTCCGGATCGCGTAGGAAACCCGGATCAGCTCGTCATCGGTCGTAAGGTTCTCAGGCGCCCGGATCACCCTGGCATAGCCGATGATCGCATCGTCTTCGTCGTAGAAGGCGACATGCGCGGCCTGCTGCAGCAGAAGCCACGACTTGACCATGACCTCGGAGCCCATCATCGACCACGGGACCGTCATTTCCGACCAGCTCACAGACGATGGCCATGCACCGGACGCGAACTCCTCGAAGGCCGCATTCCAGCCAAAGCTCTCCCACTCATAGACCGTGTCACTGGCGAGGATCTCGTGCGAACGGCCATGGCTCCACTTCACCGATCCGCCGTCGAGGCGAACGCCAGAGCTGTCGCCGAAAAGCACATTGCCGAGACGGCCATTGCCCCATTCAATGCCGCGAACATCGTGGCCGTGGCAACCACGGAACATCTCCGATCGGGCCGGGTCGGAAAGACCCGCCAGGTATTCGGCATCCGTGAGGCGCTTGGCCTCGTCGGCGCCCGGCAATTCGCCCATGCCGACCTGATAGAGATGCCAGCGGCGACGACGGCGCGCGCGATCCTCGAGATAGATGGCGTGGTAACCGATCCAGCCGAGCGCCTGCGCAAGGGCAGACGGCGTTCCCCGGATGCGCTGCCATGCGCGCCCGAGGTCGATCAGATCCTCGATGGTGTCGAAATAGTCCGAGATCGGCCCGAGCCCGTATTCAAGGACCAGCCACGGCGCCACCGAAACGTTAAGCGGTCGCGCATATCGGAACCCGCGCACCCCATCGATCTCGGCGAGGATGATTTCCGACGGGTCGGTGGCAATGCCGAGCGCGTCTTCCAGCACCGTCCTGTTGTCGGGCAGAAGGCTGACCACGCTCACCGCAGGCGACCCTTGTAGACGAGCGATACCGTGCCGAAACGGGCCGCCGTGCGGTCATTGACCACCACGTCGGAGACGGGGTTTGTCAGGACGACCCTTGCCACGCCCGATGCCATCAGCCTCGCATGCAGCCAGCTCGTATTGATGTCGAAACCGATACCGCCCTCGGCATCCAGCGCTGCCACCAGGGTTGCCTCGAGGCCGTCAAAGACGGTCATCGGCGCATCCGGCAACAGCCAGATGTCGGCCGACACGTCCACAGTGATCTTCGTCGCCGCAACCACCGACACGATATCGTTGATCGAGCGCACCGACGGCGAGGTCACCGCGGCCGAGACGAGCGCCAGCAGTTCTGCGGACGGCACACCGCCCTCCGCAGTCGAGAAGACCGCGACCCCGATTTCCGGGCCGGTCCCTGTCCGGTACACGGCCACGTCCTCGACCTCGGCGGAAGCGGAACGCGCATGGAACTCATACCATTCCTCAGGCCCGGCCGCCGAATTGCCCTGGTCGGCGAGCACGACCCGGCTGCGAAGTGCGGAATCTGTTTCGCCGACAAGACGCGTTACGCCATGGTCGGCGGCGATGTGGTCGAGATCGCTCCCGCCCGCGAAGGCGAGCAGGTTGGATTTCAGGACGTCGTTGAACGCCGCGCGCATCTGCGCTTCTTGAAAAGCGTAGAACTGCATCTGCACGGCGATCGGCTCGCCCTCGAGCGAAACGATGCCCGTCACGTCGACGCCGTACTCGTCGAGTGCCCAGGACGTGAAGCTCGCCGCCATCCGCGCGATGATCGCCTCGGCGTCGACTGTGGCGATCATCGCCGGGGCCGGCAGGCTCGTAAGATCGACCATGACTACCCCGCAACGATCTGTCCGGCGCCCGAAGCGCCGATGGTGAGTGTGACTTCGCCGGCCTCGGTAAAGTCGCCGAGATGGGCACGCGGGCGATAGATGCCGCGGATGACCCAGGAGGAATCGCCCGTCCGGTCAAGCCGCGTCATGGCAATCTGCTTTGGCACGAACCGCGGCTCGAACAGCAGGATGGTGATCGCGATCGCCCAGCGGAACTTCGAGACCGTCTCGAGGTTCGCCGTCTCGCCCAGCAGAGCGGGAAGCGGAGAGCCCACATATTCGCGCAAGACCCGCTCGAAATAGCGCGTCGTCAGGAGAACCTCGATCGCCTGAGCTACCGATTCCCATCCGGAATTCCAGCGACCGGTGTGGCGATCCATGCCGAATTGCGTCATGCCGCGAACACCTTGTCCGAGCCTTCGACGATCGGCCAGAAACCTGTCGAGGATCCACTCTGCACATGCACCTTGTCGCCGACCCGCGCCACGCGCTTCCCGCCGGAAGCGCCGAGATCGACACGGCCGGCAAAGAGCTGCGCCTCGGCACCGCCATCGGTAAAGCCGATCAGCCCGCCCCCGAAGGACGACAGGATCCGCGCATCGAGCGCGCTGGTCGGCGCCGGGTTTGCGTTCGAAAAGGTCAGCGGCACGGCCACCCCCTGCCGCATGTCGCCGAACGGTGAGAGCATCAGCATCTGCTGCCCCTTGCTCGGCGGTCGCCAGGATTTCTCATTCCCGGCGAAATCGGCCCAAGGCCGTTTCGGCGACAAAAACTCAGAGCCGTCCTCGCCGGCAAGCCGCAGCTGCACGCGCCGCGAATCGCCGTCGACATCATGCACGGTCCCGAAGCGCTGCACGCCCTGCACCGCGCGGCGCAGGCTGCGCACTTCCTCGCGCAGGGAAAGGATGATCTGCACCAGGTCGCGGTCGCTCATTCGGCCGGATCCTCGATCTCGCCGGCGATGTCGAGCGTGGTTTCGGTGAAGACCACTTCCTCGCCGTCGTCAGGCGTGCCGACGCCGATCTGCGCCGGAAGGGCCGCAAGCGACATGAGCCGCCCCTGAACCACCTGCCAGGCAAACAGGTCCTGGCCGGCGTCGAGCGAGGCCGTCAGGATGGCAGCGAGATCGGCGTATTCCGCAATGGTCGCGATCTGCGCCAGTCCGGCGCGCACCACATCCGTGTCCGCCTGGCCCGGATAGGGTTCGGCGATAGGCATGATCGTGATCTCGACGATCCTTGCCGCATGCTTGCGCCCTGTCTCCGGATCGGTCAGGCGGATATCGTCGATCTTGCCGACAGTTGGCACCAACCGGCGGAAAAGCTCCGACCAGGCGTTATCGGGATCGGAAAGGGCAATACGCCACTGGCGATCGAGCAGGTTGAGATAGGCCTCGAGCGCCGCGTCCGTGTCGCCGATCTCAAGAGCGACCGTCTGCCTCGCCTCGCCCTCGCCGGTCGTGACCGGGATGGTGACGGACGAGGCGATGGCCAGCTGCAGCATCAGCGTCATCGCCGTATCGGTGCGGAAGAGGCCGTCGCTGACGGAACTGGTGCAATCCTCGATCGACACAGCGATCACCGGATGCGAGCCTTTGTCCATGATCTGCGGAAGCGCACGGATCAGGCTGTCATGCACGCGCCCCTCGGCGATGGTCCTGCCGCGCAGGGCTTCGGTGACGGCGATCTGCACAAGCTCCCGGACGATGCCCATCAGGAAACCCTCGACAGCCAGAAGATGACGACGGTGGAGCCGTCGCGGCCGGGGCGCATGACTTCGTAGACCTCCGTGACGCCGTCGACGACCCGCGATACCCTGTCGCCGGAAACCGGATGCCAGGCGAGTGCCGCCCGATCGAAGGACACGGTGGCACTCTCGCCCCCGATCTTCGCCCGTTCCGTGGTCGAGCGCCCTCCGCCGAGCGAAAGTTCGTCCGGGTCGAAGTCGAACCTGCCGGCCACGCCGCTCTGAGCGGTCCGCGTTCCGTCCAGCCCGCCCTTCATGCGCCCGAGGGCCATCGGCGTGATGGTCACGGGTTCGCCGAACACCTGCCGCGTCATAGACGGCAGGCGTGCGCGGGCTTCTGCGAAATCCATGGGTTTTAGGCCTTGAGCGCGGCAAGCGCGGCCTCGGCCGCCTTCAGCTCATCCTCGGCCGCAGCCTTGGCCACCATGTCGTCGCCCACGACGTCGAGCAGTTCCCGCGCATCCGCCACCGCCTTCTCTGCGGCAGCGAGATCAGCGGCGGCCTGCTCGGCGGCTGCTTTCTCTGCAGCAGCGAGATCAGCGGCAGCTGCGGTCGAACGCTTAGCCTTCTTCTGGCCCTTCGCATCCGCGGCGAGCGGCTTCTCGCCGGGAACTGAGAAGGTCACGCCGAGGGATGCGAAGTGAAGAGTCTTTTCCTCATCGAGATCGGGATGAGGTTCGACAGGAAGGCTGGTGTTCGGGCGAAGCGACACGGAACCGCCGCGGACCTTGATCGCCTGGGTTCGGGTTCCGGTGTTGGATGCTATGAGCTTGGCCATGTCGGCCTCCAAAGGAAGAATGGAAGGATTGCGGCGCGGCGAACCGCGCCGCCGCGAGATCAGCGGACGCCCTTGCGAAGTGCCTGCGGGCGCACGCACATGTAGAGCGGGTAGGAATAGAGTTCGCCCTTGGCCCAGGCCTCGCGGTCGCGGTCGAGGATGTTCATCGCATAGACATCCTGACCCTTGGTGCCGACGAAAGGCATGAATTCGTTCGCCGGGGCCATGAACTTCTTGAACACGTCCTTGGCACCGACCGGGAAGAACTTCACTTCGTCGGGGTCAATGGCGACCGTCGAATTATCGTCGGTTCCGCGATAGTTGTGCCAGGTGATCCCGCCGAAGGTGAAGGACTCGAAGGCAACGTTCTGGCGAAGGTCGGCCGCAGCAGCCCAGCCTTCATAGGTGCGGATCACATTCGGATGGTTGATGAAATCATCATAGAAGCCATCCCCGACCAGGGCGTGCACGCTCGTGCTGCTGGTGAAGGCCCCCTTCGCAGACCGCGCGAGGTCGCGGGTCAGTTCATGGCACTTGCCCCGGACATCGGTCGTGGCGACGTCGAGGGTGAAGTCGACTGCGGCTTCTTCGACGATGTCGAACTCGTCAAAGTAGTCATAGATGACGCTGGTTCCGTCGGCGTCGAGCAGCTTCCCCTGCAAGGCACCGAGCCGGTGGAATTCGTGCGTCAGGTCCATGTTGGTGCGAACGTCGGCCATTCGCTCGGCATATTCGACCTGCACCACCTTGAGCTCGCTTTCCGTACCGAACGCCCGCATTTCGGCGACCTCGGAAGCATGGAGCGTAAACGAATCCGCGAGACGGACGGTGCGGAAGTCGCGAATGTTGGCCTGCTGCTGGATGTTCTGGCGTGGGGCCGCGCCATCCGGAGAAGTCGGGATCAGCGAAAGGCTGTCGCCCTTCTTTTCGATCGCGATCTTGCGGGTGAAAACGCCCTTTTCGTCGAATACACCGAGCGAACCGAGCAGCTGCGGAACGTAGGACACATCCCTCACGGCGGCGGAGAGTTCCACCATCGAGAAGGCATCGTCCTTGAAAATATCCATGGATGCCATGTTGGTATCTCCTTAGCGAGCGATGATGCCGAGCTTCGCAAGACCTGCGATGCCGGCGTTCTTGTTGTTGGTGGTGGCGCCCGTGAACCAGTTGAGCGCCGGTGCCTTGACCTGCGAATGGCGGCGCAGAACCGCCGCATCTTCCTCGCCCGTGACCGGGTAGATGAGGATGCCGGCGACCACCTGGCTGCCGTCGACATTGGCAGGGTTCCAGATGACGTATTTCCCGGTCCCGGCTGCGACGGTAATGTCGAAGCCCTCGCCCAGGACGAAGTCTTGGCTCCCGTCAGCGATCGAGAACTTGATCTGGTCGGCGAACGTGGCGCCGACGACGACATCTCCGAGCATGTAACCGTTCGGGTCTTCGACCCGGAAGGTCCCGCTGTTGGAAGCGACCGCAACGCAACGGACCGTGTAGACGCCAGGCAGTGCGCCGGCGAGGATAGGGGTCGTGGCGTCCAGGGTGATCGCACCGGTATTGGCGGCATTCCCGCCGGCCTTCGCCGCGGCGGTGATTGCCCCGAGCGAGATCTGACCGAGGACGGTGTTCGCCGGATAGGTCACCCCTTCCCCGGCATTCACCGTAACGACGTCACGGCTGTAGTAGTGGTCCCCTTCCTGAATGATGCAGGAACCGGGACCGAGTTTTTCGGTGAGAACGGCCATGGCTTATGCTCCCTTCCGGCCAACGCCGGCCTTGGCGATTGCATCCTTCCAGGATGCACCGACGGTTTCGGTGGCCGAGGCGGTACCGCTCGGCATGGCGAGATTGGCTGCAGCGGTGCGCTGCTGCTCATAGGTCTGCGCACTTGCAGCAGGCGCTGCAGGTGCAGAGGCCTCGGCTTTGGTCGCCGGGACATTCGCGGTGACGAAGGCGATAACCGCTTCGGCATCCATGCCCGACGAAGCATTGGCGAGTTCAAGGGCAGCGCTCATACGCTTGGCGTCGCCCTTGATGCCATCGGCGCTAAGGACCGCGTTCATGCGGTCCATGGCGGTCTTGAAACCGTCGGCACCACCGGAAGCGGCGGCAGCGACGGCGGCGAGTGTGCCGGCGGCTGCAGCAGCAACGCCGGGCGCAGTCTGAATGTTAGACATGTCACCTCCGGTGGTTTGAGCCTCGGGAAGAGGCAGTTCGGTCGTGGACGCGAGCGCGCCCGGTTCATTCTCATCAAGAGAATCGGGGATTGCTCCGGGGCGCACGGCGGCCCGGATCGCAGAAATCAGGCTGGTCATCTTTGTCTCCTGGGGGTCAGGCCCGGTTTACTTCCCGGACGAAGGCGGCGAACGCCTCGTGCGGGTCTCCGATGGCGTCGGCAAGGCCCATCGAAACGGCTTCGGCTGCGTCGAATACACCGGCTTCGGTCGCCAGCGCCTTGGCCTTGGTGATCCGCCCGCGCCGGCCCTTGGCCACGACCTCGGCAAAGTCCTGCCGCATCAGTTCGGCTTGCGCCTGCCACTTCTCGGCCAAATCGGCATTGAGCGGCTCGTAGGGATTACCGTCGGCCTTCTTCTTGCCGGCGCGAATGATGGTCAGGCGGATCCCTTCATTGTCCAGCGCCTGCGAATAGTCGGCATGGATCATGATGACGCCGATCGATCCGGCGCCACCGTAGCGCGGCATGACAATCTGCCGTGCCTGGGAGGCCAGCAGGTAGCCGGCCGAATAGGCGAAATCGGTCAGGATCGCGATCGTCGGCTTTTCCTTCGAAAGCTGAGCCATCGCGGCGGCAGCTTCGAACCCGCCGTTCACTTCGCCGCCGTAACTGTCGACCTCGTAAGCCACGCCACGCACCTGGCTGGACTGCCGGGCCATGGCGACCTGCGCCTGCAAACCCTGATAGGACGTTTCGCCGGAGTTCGATCCGATCCAGCCACCCTTGTGCACCAGGCTACCCTCGATCGGAATGATCGCGATATTGTCGATCATGTCGAACGGCAGCATGTTGGCCCGCGAATAGGCCCGCTCGAGGCGATTGCCGATCTTTCCTGCGATCGGTCGGCCATTGCCGCCGCCCTTGTGATCGACCGCCCCTTCCGGGTTGGTGATGACGATCGTGTCGCCGGCAATGCGGCTGCCGAGACCATGCAGGAACGCCTCGGCCTTGCGCGGATCGTACATCAGCGGCGTGTCGAACAGCCGCTGGGCAATATGACCATATCGAAAGCTCATCGGCTATTGTCCTTCAGTACCGGAACTTCCAGCGGCGCGTAACGCGCCGTCCGGTGGTCTTGAGCGTGCAGGCATCGGAGAGCCGCACCAGCTCCCTGTCGAGCGCAGCCAGGCTGCCCGGCGAGAACACGACGGTCTCGCGCGTCACCGGCGACTGGAGCGACATTTCGCCGACCTGTTCCCCGGCAAGCATCCGCAGCTTGGTGGCATAAAGCGCCTGGTAGAGCGCGCACGGATCTTCCGCGTCGACGCTCGCCCCGTTGATCGTTACCATCGCCATCAGGCATCTGCCTTCTGCTTGTCCGCGGCGGGCTTGTCCTCGCCGTCGCCACTTCCCGCCGGTTCGCTGGCCATGCCACGCTCGAAGGGCGAGACCATGCCGGCCGCCTTGTAGCGCTCGTGCCAACGGACGCGGCTTTCGAAGACCTCTTCCGGATCCTGTCCAAGCTCGGCGCATTCGGCCTCGATCGAACTCGTCCCATTGGCCAGGCGCTCGCTGGCCGCCTTGGCCCGCTTTCCGTCGTCGGCCGTCGGCTTGGAAGGTCCGAAACAGACCGCCCACTGGATCGCATCGCGGTTGGCGCGATAGACCTCTACGCCCCCCTTGAACGGAATGAGGCCTTCCTCGATTTCCTCGTCGAGCCAGCTGGCATAGGGCACCAGCACATGCGGCGCGGCGATCCGGTCCGTTCGGCGCTGAGCGATCGGCCAGAGTGCCGAATTCTCCATCATCGTGGAGGCGTAAGTCGCCTTGGTGTAGTCGAGCGTGTAGCCGCCATAGCTGATGCCCAGCGCCCGCGCCGTCTCTCGGTGCAGGGCGCCGATGAACTCCGGATAGTCCGTGCCAGGCGCATCCGGCGTCTGGAATTCCAGTTTCTCGCCGGGAGCCAGGTGCGACACGCCTGCCCCAGCGCCAAGCCGCACTTCGCTTTCGGCGGCGCGGTCGAGCTGCGCCTTGAAGTAGTCGACGAAGTCGGTGGCGATGTCCGCGGCGTTGTCGGCGCCGGTTTCCTTGAGCGCCTCCAGCGCCTCGAAGGCATCCGCCGAGGGCCTGTCGCTGGTCAGCGTCACGGCATAGATCGTTTGCAGGAATCGCACCTGCGCCGCCGCGTCGTCGACATTTTCCGCCATCAGGTATTTCCGGACCGTCGAGATGATCACGGCGATCCCGCGCACGTCTTCCGACGAGAACGGGTCGAAGGCATGCATGACCAGCTGGCGCCCGTCGCGGTCGCGCGCCGGATAATCCCGCTTGGCAGTGATCCCTGCCCGCTTCTCCTCGAAGCGGTAGTGCGTCGGCCGTCCATAGGCATCATGAACGACGCCCTGGAACAGACCCTCGATCTCGTTGGTGTCCTGCACCAGCTTTTGCGGCTGCAGCAGCAGGAACTTCGTGCCGGTCTGGCATCCCGGCAGGCGCTGCGACCGCGGCAGATAGTCGACGACGCCGAGGCTTTCACCAAAGGCAAGCCAGTGCCGGATGCCGATATCGGTCATCTGCGGCAGTGTGAACTTGGCGCGGAAGTCGCACTCGATCGGGTTCCATGCCCAGGTCTTGAACCGGGCCTTGACCAGCCGGACCCACTCGATCGCTTCCTTTTCGCTGTAGCCGAACCGCGTCAGGTCCGGCTTCGGGTTGAGCGCCAGCTCCACGCCGACGGTATCGGCGATGATCTGGTCGGTCGCACCGCGCAGCCGGCCCGAGTTCTGGATCAGGTCCATGGCAAGCCCGGCCGCGCGCCACCAGACGCGCCGCACCTCGTCGCGATGCTCGCGCAGCGAGGCCGGACGGGACGCAATCACGCCCGAAGGCGTGTCGCGCAGATAGGCGGCGGTGGGACGGCCGGTCTGGGGAACCCCGACCGCCTTGACCCTGACCCTCTGCTTTTCCGTCATTTGCGCTTTGCCCACCGGTTCGTCTTCGCCTTCTCAGGCGGTTTGCGTTCCGCCCCGGACTGGGGCGAAGCGGAAGAGGTGGCCGCTTGCTTGACAGCAAACAGTCCATCCTCGAAATCGAGTTGTGCGTCTGGCGCGAAGCTCTCGCGTTCCGCCTCGAGGCGATCCCAGATGGCCTCCGGCATGCCGCGAACGCCGAACAGGATGGCTGCGGCTTCCGCCTGGTTCATGGTGTCGAGCGCTTCGTTCGCCTGGGAGGGGTCCTTCTCCCACTTGTATTCGGTAAACCCGTCCTTGCGCTTCTTCGGAACGCGCCGCTCAGCGGTCAGCTGACGGTAATACTCATCCTCGAAGCCGGTCGGGAAACCGACGAAGCCACGCTCCAGCGGATCAGTCTTCGACACGTTGCGATAGAGCGCCATCTTCAGCACCGAGGCGTTGAAGGTGTAGAAGCGGCGCGAATATTTCAGCAACTTGCCGGTCTTGTTGTTGCGTTCCTTCTTCACCCGCTGGGTCAGCGGCGCGCTGTCGGTATTGCCGCCGCGCACCATGACGACACGCGACGCGGGATGCCGCTTTGCCCAGTCCCAGACATCCTCGGTAAAGGCATTGCCGTCGATCGCCACCTTATCCGGCGTGATGCGCCGCCCGTAGTGGTTCGACCAGCGCTGCACGACCAGGGCGTCGAGCCTCTCCTGACAAGTCTTGTCGGAGATGTGACCCGGGATGATCCCATAGTCGACGACAAAACGGCGGAAGTCCCGGCCGAAGGCGACGGCCTGCCACTCGACGCGGTCCGCCTGGCAGTCGATTCCGATCGTCAGGATGATCCCGCCAAGCGCGATCTTGCCCTTGGCATAGTCCGAATTCGCCCCGCGATCGCGCAGGCTTTCCCAAGGCGGCGCCTCGCCGGCCGTGACATAGGCCTTGCCGACCGTGTCATTGAGAAACGTCTGTTCGGACGCCGGGTCCCCGCGCGCGCTCAGCCATTCCCGGGCGATGCGTTCCCAGCTCTGCAGGACCGAATAGGCCGACCAGATGTAGAACGATCGGTGCTGCCGCTTGGCTTTCGGATTGTGCGCCCGGAACTCCAGCTGGCGCATCATCTGGTTTCGATGATGCTCCTCGATCGAACAGCCACACTCGATGCAGGAGAAATGCGCGTCTTCTGGCTTCTCCTCGTTGAGGTTGGCCAGCATATTCTCCCATTCGAGCACCTGAAAGTGCCCGCAATGGGGACATGGAACGTAGGGATACTCCTGACTTCCGTCCTCGAAGTTCTTGGTGATCCGGCACCCCGGCATGACCAGAGGCGTCGAGATCTTCAGGATCTTCGCGAATTCGTGCGCGCGGCTGCGGCTGTCGGCCTGCGTTTCCGGGTCACCGCCGGAATTGTTCTCCCATTTTGACAGGTCGTCCTGGACCTGACGTTTCATCGTCACCTGGCTGAGTGACGCCGGCGAGTTCGCGCCGGAGATCTGGATTGCCCCGCGGCCATCGACACGCTCCTTGTAAAGGACGCTGTCGGATCCATCCCGGTTCTTCATCGGGAAGAGCCGGGTTAGCGAGGTGGTGTTGCGCAGCATCGGCGCAAGTTTCATCTTGCTCCAGCGCTGTGCGTTGTTTTCCGTTGGATGGACGTAGAGGAAATCCCCCGGGTCCATGTCCATTGAGCCGCCGGTGAAGATGTTGGCGACCACAGTGCCGCCGATCTGGGCGGACTTGGCGATTGTGACGACCCGACAGGGATCGTCTGGCGAAAGCGCCCGCAGAACCTCGTCGAAATAGGCGAAGAGATTGCGGTTGTAGTGCCCGGGAAACGGGCTTTCGCGATCCGAGAAGACGATGTTCTTCTCGGCCCAAGCGAGATAGTCGACCTCCGGCGGAGGCGTCAGGATCTCCTGCAGTACATCGTAGCCGATGCGCCGCGCGTTGGCCGTGTCGACGATGATCGAGGTCATCAGTTGATGGTCTCGATCTCTTCGGCGTCGAGCGGCGTGGCGATCGTCTCGTCGACGGTGAGCGCCATCGCTGCCATCTGCTTCGCAGCGCTCGCCCGGATGGTCCGCAGCTCGCGCCTGAGAAGGTGGAGCACGTCTCGTTGCGGGATCTTGAACTCGGAAGCGACGGCCGATGCCAGGTCGGTCATGCCCCCTTCGAACACCAGCAACATCGACGAGGCCACACGAGCCATTTCGGCGCGTGCCGCCTCGGTCTCGATCAGCTGGCCTCGCGCCTGCGCATCGGCAATAGCGCCGTTACGGTTCGCCCGCCGAATCTGCTCAAGCTTCTGCTGCTTGATCTCATGGTCGATGCCAGTCAGGGCGATCGGCGCCGGCCCGCTCGGCGCCTGGTGCGCCGGTCCGGCCGAGACTGCTGTCTCGCCCGCGGCAACCATGACCGGAGCCGCGTCGATCCTCGTCTCGATCCCATTGCCGAGCCGCTGCGCCACGTCCAGCGTCAGCCGCAAATCGGCCTTAGCCCGCTCGACGTCGATCTTTGCATTTCGGCCCGAGCCGACAAGCGCGGCCGAGCTGATCTTGCCTTCCGCGAGATACTGGCTGACGCGCCCCGGAGATACACCGATGATCGCCGCGAACTCGCCTTTGCTGACAGAGGCTTCCATGCGGTCTTTACCGTGTCTCTTTAGCTCTTTAGCCGCTCTTTAGAAGTTTAGGCTTCGAATTTACCCTCAGCCTAGACAGATATCGGGCGCTTCTCCGCCCGCAGGGGGGCGGGGCCGGATACGGTCCCTTGACCAGGGGGGGTGGGGTCAGTCGAAGATGCCGGGGGCGAGGTACTCGATCTCGTGCATGACCCGCTTCGGCAGCTCGGCCTCGACGATATCGGTGAAGGCCGAAGCCGATGCGCCCGATACCATCTCAGCCGGGATGATGACGCCCGAGTCTTGCAACTCCAATGGCCCCCTGCCCTTGCCTGTCCTTCGGTAGACGTGACCGTTCAGCCCTTTGGCCGTGACCCGGTTGGGGAAACGGCCACCCTTCATGAACGTGCCGGCGAAAAGCTGGCGCTGGCCGCGCGGGGCAGCGGTGACGCCAGCCCTCGTTTCGCGTGCCTTGAAGTATTTGAGCGAGATATCGCCGCCGCTCGACGTGATGACGTAGGACAGATTGGCATCCGTCCTGACCGTGACCTCGCCATCGGTGATCGATGCCCCCGACGCCTTGCCGACCTTCAAGGCCTTCTTGACAACGCCGTAAGGCAGTCCGGTCTGGCGAGCCAATACCCGCGTCACCTGCGTTCGGGCCTTTTCGCCCGTATGGTTGACCGCGCGCTGCAACACCATGTGCTTCTGCGGTCCGTCGAGGCGAGCCATGGCGTTCTCAAGCCTTCGCAGGCCCGAGACATCCTGCCAATTGATCACCAGCGACATCGCTTCATGCCCTTCGAGGTGCCGCCATTACAGCGGCGGGGTTCATGGCAGCCTCCATCGGCTCGGACAACCAAGGCCCGGAAACGCGAAACCCGCCGGGCTTTCGCCGAGCGGGTTTTTCGAACCTTTTTCACTGTGCTCAATCTATGTCAACCAACCGTCGCAGATCAAGAGGCGGAATGCGGCATGTTTGTTTCGCCTTTTCAGAGCCTTAGGCGGAAACAGCGCGGCGCACAGACCCTCGCCATGGATGGCGGTCAGGATAAAACGGCGCGATCCGGTGCGATTCGAGCCGCCCTTCGAGCCATCCAGCCATGTCGAGAAGAGCGTCCTGCCACAGTTCCCAGTCCAGCCGGGCAAGGATCGCACCGCGGATCGAGAACGACAACTCAAACTTGCGATAGGCGCCGCGCTTCGGCCGGCGCTTCACCCGGTCGAGGCCATCCGCCTCGAACTCATAGACCCGCCCGAAGGTGTCGCGCGTCTTCTTGAGGACGAACCACGCCGGCATGCCGCCGATCTCGACCATGCGCGTCTTCGGCTCGCTCGCCTCCCAGTCCGGCCCGCGCCCGAGGATGGCAGCGCTGGTGACGAGGGCGACGACGTGGCGGCCGGCCAGGCGCTCGCCCTTCAACCGGACCTCGCCGACCACGCGCGCGACTTCGGCCGCGATCAGCCCATGGTCGTCGGACCATTCCGGGAAAGGCTGCCAGCCCTCCGGGATATCGAAGCCACGGGCGGCCAGGGCGCGAACGGCATCGCCGACCACCAGCGCGTCGGGATGCGGCTCGCCGTCTTCGATGAAGCCGGGGATGACGCCGTAATGGTTGGGCGAGCGGTCGATCAGTGTTCCGAGCGTCAGCAGATCCTTGGTGAAGCTCCAGTTGCTGGCCGAAACTGCCGTCAGCCCGTCCCCGCCACCGCCCACCTTGCAGAGTTCGGCCGTGAAAGCCCAGGTCAGGAAGGCCTCAATGGTCATCGTTTTCATGGCAGAAACCCTTTCTGATAGTTCCGACAGTTATTCTGACAGTTTACGGATAGTTTTATTGTTACATTTCATAGACTTAGACAGTTCGGATAGTTATTTCCCGCATAACATATGCATTCCTCCACACCTCCCCACACCCTTTACGTATAGCCCCCCCAAAACTATCCGAACTGTCAGCGCTCGTTGTTTTTGCTCACCTTTTCGCCTTTCAACTATCCGGCGAACTATCCGCTCAACTGTCGGGACTGTCAGATAGTTTGAGGCGATTTCTGACGGTTCGGACAAAGTCGTTCAGGGGTTGCGGGGTCATCAGAAGGGCTCCGGGAAAGGCTCGTCTCGGTCGAAGCGGCCGGGCGGCGGCTCCTGGCCGCGGTCGACATGGGGAACGTTGACGAGGCGAATGCCGCGATAGAGCACGACGCCGGACGATCGGTCTTTTTCGAACTTCTTGCCCATGTCGCGCCCGAAGGCGGTGTTGTTCATCGGCTTGCCGCCCTGGTCGATGGTGAAGTCGCAGAAGGCCTGGTAGAGCACCTTGCCCTCGACGGGCGGGGCATTGTCGTCGCGCTGGATGCAGCGCGCGACGAAGGCCGCCGTGCGGTCCATGTCGTCGCGATAGGCCTGCGTCGCCTGCACCACGGCCTCGGGGATCACCAACCCTTCGCGCAAATAGATCTTCACGCCCTCGATCAGCCAGTTGAGGATGCCCGGATATTCCGGCTCGAAACTGGCGATCACGTCCTGGAATTCACGACGGTCTTCCTTGGCGATCTGGCGCGGCCAGTGGATGACCGCCATGCGCCGCCATATGCCGTCGTCGGTGCCGGAAATGCGCGGATAGCCATTGCCGCTCATCATGGCGATGAATTTCGGCTCGAAGTCCATGTAGCCCGAGAAGAGGTCGCGGGCCGTGACGGTCTCGCCGCCGGTCAGTTCCTTGACCAGGTTCTCGCGCAGATCCTCGCCCTCCGGCAGCTCCTTGACGCGCAGCAAGCGCTTGCCGTAGAGGCGCGCCAGATCCGGGCTTGCGCCGCCCGATGAGCCGCCCTCGCCGATGATCGAGGTCGAGGGCAGCGTCACGGCCGCCTCGCCCAGCACCCGGCAGAGCGTTTCCATGTAGACCGACTTGCCGTTCGCCCCGTTGCCATAGTGGAAGAACAGATATTGCACGGTGATCCCGAGCATGCTGAGCCCCGAACTCACCTGCACCAGCCGGCGCACCGCCTCGTCGGGCAGCTTGCTGGAGATGAAGGCGTCCCAGGTCGGGCACTTCGCCTTCGGATCGTAGGAGACGGCCGCAACACTGGTGATCAGGTCCTTGCGGCGATGGCCGTCGATGACCTTGAGGCGGAAATCAGTGCAGACTTCAATGAACTCCGGCGCGTCCGGCGTATCCTCGAGGCTGACATGGCGCGGGTTGCGGCGCTTGGCCATGGTGCGCTCGAATCGGAGCGTGGCGTTCTTGACCGCGACCATCCACTTGTCAGCGTTGAAATCGTCGGGGCTGCGCATGATGTGCGGCGCGATGGTTTCGAGCATGGCGTTGATCTTGGCGACGTTCTTCGAAGTCACCGCATGGTCAAGCCGGCGTTTCACCCGCTTGCCATGGGCTTCGAGCGCCTTGTCGGCCTCGGCGATCAGTTTCCTTTCCAGCGCGCCGCGCTCGCCTTCCGGCTTCTTGCGCGCCTCTTCGGCCTGGTCGATCACCATCTGCTCGTAGGGATTGGGCCTGATGTAGGAAACCTCGGCCGCGATCCGGTCGCCGATGCGCTGGCCGATCGCCTTGGCCTTCGGCCCGCCATTGGCGACGTCCCAGTGCGAACCGGTCCAGACGGCGAAGGTCGGATTCTTGCCCTTCTCCTGGGCGACCACCAGCAGGTCGTCGCCGAAGTGCAGCCTGAGGCGCTTGCCGTTGTCCGTGTCGGAATGGTCCATCTCGGCGCAGAATTCGACGGTGGCCGGATCGGCATCGCTGTCCCCGGCCACGGCCGCGACAGTCTCGCCCGCAGGGCCTTCAGGGGTTTCGGGGTTTTGGGCATATCCGGCCCGCTGCGCGGTCGCCTCGGCGAGGATGCGTGCGACGGCCTCCGGAATGCCCGGCTTCTGCTTGTCAGTCATTCCCTGCCCCGTCTTCCTGCGCCATCGCGGCCACCATGGCGTCGGCAAAATCCTGTCCTTCCGGCGGCCACCAGGTGGTGACGGTGCGCCCTTCCCGGCCGAGCCGTGCCTCGGCGCGGGCCATGTCGGAGGCGGTTGCCACCGGCTCGCTGTCGCCGTCGGCGATCAGCACCAGCTCGATCACGTGATCGGGCACCTGGACGGCTTCGTCCGGGCCTTGCGCCTGCCGGGGCACCGGCCCCTTGACCTTCACCCGCTTCCACCGGCCGGCCGCGTCCTGCTTTTTCAACGTCGGATGGAAGAAGGCGAAATCGGGATCAGCCGGGCCGGCCAGATTGCCGATGTCGCCGGCGGCGAAATAGAAGGTGTCGGCGCGAAAACCCTCCGGGCCGGCAATGGCGACCACGCTCTCGATCCCCTCGCCGCCAACCCAGCGCCGGGCCTGCGGATCACCGAAGACTGGGATCAACCCGCCCTTCTTCGCGCCGCGCATCTTCTTGGTCGGAAGCGGTTCGCCCTTCTCGTCGAGGCCGAGATCCGGTCGGTGCTTTGGCGCGCGGCCGAGATCGATCCATGTCAGGTGACAGCCGACGATCCGGCCATCCGGGTCAACGAAGGGCGCGACCATGGCGGGGCCGCTATAGATCGGCAGGGGCCTGCCGAGATCGTCCTGCCCATGCCAGTAGGTGCAGGCGGGAATGAAGCGTAGGTGATCGAACACTCCGCCCGGCACGTCGAAGCCGGTGCGGGCCTTGAGATAGCCGGCGATCACGGTTGCGCCGCGCACGGCCTCTTTTCCGTCGGCACCGCAGTCGACGGCATGCAGCCACAGGCCGCGCGCCTTGCTGATTTCCTTGGCCCGATAGTCTCCCGCCGATTTCTCGTTGTCGGCGCGGCGCTGCTCGGTGCGGGCCTTGGCCGCGGCAATGCGGGCTAGTCGAGCCTCGCGCTCCTCGTCCGTCTCGCGCTCGCCTTCGGACGGAACCGGTTCACAGAGCACGGCCGCGCAGGCCAGCAGGAATTGCGCCCGGTTGCGCAGATCGAGACCGAGCCAGTGGGCGGCAAGGCCGATCCCGTCATGGCCGCCGGTCGAGCATCCGCGGCAGTTCCAGACGCCTTTTTTTCGGTTGACCGAAAAGCGATCCTTGCCGCCCTCGGCCGGGCATGGCCCCTGATATTCCGGCTTGCCCTTCGGCGCGTCCGGGATTTTCAGCCGGTCGCAGGCATCGGCAAAGGAGACTTCGCGAGCGCGGATGATGAATTTGTCGAGGATCGTGCTCATGCCGCGCATCCCTCACTATCGCCTTTGGCAATAGCGCCGCGGCGCAGACGGAGACACGATGCGTGGAAGGTCAGGCTGGGCTCCGCCATTGAACTTCCATGCTGCCGGTGATTATCATCGGTTGCGGATAGGTAGGGGGCAAAATGAAAACCGATATTCCGGACAAAGTCATGCGATGGCTCGGTCCAATTGTGGTCTCTGCCATTGGGGCGTGCCTCATATTTGGCAACCCAATCTCCCAGAGGGCCCTGTGTGACGGAACTGCCAATTGTCTCGTAACTTGGGTCGGCGCCTTGAGCGGATGGGCGGCGGCTATAGCGGCGGCTTTCACGATCGGAAGCCTGTTCAAACAAGCAGAGGCAGCACAGAAGCAAACGGATTTTCAGCTTGGGGACGCACCTCCGACGATTGACTTGCTTCCGCGGACCGACGCAAACGAGGAATTGGTAATTCGAATCGTCAACTGGAACCGACGAACACTTCTGTTGCACTCGTTTATTGTCACCAGCTTTGAGCTCTCTTTCCGGGTCTGGAACGTTGAGATTGACGATGAGAACGTGTCCTTCGGAAATGACATAGTATTTGATCCACCCTTGGTCGTCCCAGGATGGGAAAACCGTCAGGAAGGGCCCCACAACATCAAGATAACGATCATTGCGATGGGCAAAGACAATGCTTTGATTGATCACCGTCAGCACTCGATCGGAGTACTCGTGCAGACCGCTCTTCTCGGCCCGGTGCACGAGCATTCGACCCTGGCAGCAAGGTATGAAGGCATGCTCGCGTAGCGAGTTGGACATGGCAGGGTTTGCCAAGTCCTGGCCGAAACCGTCAGCTGTCTGGGCCAAGACGCACCCCGAGGCTCTGTCCATGGTATTGAGCGCCTGCTCGCACGTGACCCGCACACACACGACCAGCGCAGTACCGCCGCTTGTCATCGTGCACACAAAGGGCAAGCTGTGCAGTTTTCGGAGGTAGAATTCATGAGTTTTGGCTTTGAACGCGGCACTGCCTATAATCGTCGCAATGACATTCACGCCAAATATGGCGGCCAAAGACAGAGTGGAATCATTACGCCGGCGAGCCACCCGGTCATCTTCATCATAAGTGGGAAACGCGGTCTCGAGTACGGCTACAACGATCGCCAGCACGCCGATGGTCTGATCGAGTACTTTGGCGAGGGTCAGAGAGGCGACATGACGTTGACGGGCGGCAACAAGGCGATTGCCAATCACTTGCTCGACGGAAAATCTCTGCTCTTTTTTGAAAAGGAATACCCGCTCCGACACATCGTCTTCAAAGATGAGATGATCTGCCAGGGATGGCATTGGGAAGAGGGGGAGGACAGCGAAGGCAAGCCACGCCAGGCAATCGTTTTCGAACTTCGTCCGCTCGACGTTGTGGCGGATGTCGTCGAAGCGCAGATCCCGCCGAGTGCCGCCGGAGATCTGTCTGTTCTGCGAACCAGAGCATATGCTGCGGCCAGAGCTTCCGTCCCGTCGGCCAACGCGACACGGAACATCTACCAACGTTCTGCCGACGTGCGCGACTACGTTCTTGCGAGGGCTGGCGGGCACTGCGAGAAATGCAAAGCGAAGGCCCCCTTCCTGCGTCCTACAGGCACTCCATACCTCGAGCCCCACCATATCCGTCGCGTCTCTGACGGCGGCCCAGACGATCCCAGGCATGTCATTGCCCTCTGCCCTAACTGCCACAGGCAGGCTCACTTCGGCAGCGACGTTAAAGCCTTCAGGACACATCTGATGGCGTTGATGAAGACAATTGAGACCTGATCGGTTCGCGCGGCGGACCAAGCCCGGCCGACAAACATGAAGGTACGGCGTTCTGCGATCTCGCGCGTCATCGCGAGTAGAATATCCGGAGATCCGGGAGAGCTCGAAAGTCATGCCCGCATCTCCCCTTTCAGTTCGATGATGTCGGCGTCGCCGGCGAGGCGCAGGCGGCCAGTGCGCAGGTAGGCGTCGAGCGCCGTGTCGAGCGCCAGCGCCGCGGCGCTGCGGCCCCAGGTGGCGCGGTTGGTAAAGATGACGGGCGTGCCATGGCTCCAGCCGCGCAAATGGTGCGCGTTGGTGACAGTGCGCAGCAATCCGTCGCAGGCCTGCGGATCGACACCATGGGCCTTTGCCGTCTTGTGGGCCTCGGTAATGCTCGGCGCGACGACCAGCAGGATTTTCGGTTTCCGCTCACGCATCGCCACCACCCTCGCCGCTTGTGGTCAGCGTGTCGGCCAATGCCCCGCCCTTGTCGGTCAGGACGAAGGTGGAGCGGCCGCGCGTGTCGGTCGATTCGCGCAGGATGAGGCCGCGCTCCAAGAGCTTGCCGACTGCCACCTTGGCCGCCGAGGACGACAGGCCAGCTTCGAGCTCGAGCGCATGGAAACTATGGTTGATCCGGCCGCCCGAACGGGCAATCAAAAGCAGGATCCGCTCGGCCCGGGCTGAAAGCGTCCCGCGGACGGTCCGCCCCTGCTTGGCCGGCGGAAAATCCTCGCCGGTCGCCCGGTCGAAGGCGGCGGTCCTGAAGGCGCTCCGTTCACGGTAGAGACCGACGATCCGGTCCAGCGGCTGGCCGAGGATCTTGACCAGCGCCGCCTTGCCATAGCCACGCTCGGACATCAGCCGCACCAGCTCGCCCTTCTGGTGGTCGGCCAGCGCCTCGAACCGCGCCGGGTTCATGTCGAACGGCTTGTCGCCAAAGATCTGAATCGCGGTCATGACCACCTCGCGGCACGTTTCTGGGGGATGGAAGATGGCACGGACGGCGGCGGTTCGACGCCCACGGCGTCCGCCAGTCGGGCTTTGCCCTTCACTGCAGCGATTGCGCCGCCGTCCGATGGGTGATTGGCTTGCGCCATGGCCGGCACGGGCTCGCCGCGCTCGGCGCAGTATTCGGCGATCAGCGCGGCCTCGCGCGCGGCGGTGCGGTTCAGCCAGTCGGCGATCCGCGCGGCGTGGCGGTCATAGTCGATGTCGAAGGCGCGGCGCACGCGCTCCTCGCGCCACAGCTGTTCGATCAGCGAGCCATCCGAAACCCACAAGGACATGACCGGTGCGCCGGTCGGTAAGGTCGCCAGACGCTCCGGTGTCGACACGACCGACAGCCAGGCAGGCACCGCCTTGAGCGGCAGGCCGAGGAGACCGAGCACGGCCTTTTCCGCATGGTCGGTGACGATGAAGAGCATGGGAGCGGTCACTCGGCCGCCTCCATCAGATCGAAGAGGCTCGGCATGGCCATGCGGCGCGCTTCCGCTTCCACATATTTGCAGCCGTCGAGGAAATAGGCGGGGTTGAGTTCGCTGGCGATCGCCTTGCGTCCCTTGCCGATCGCGCGGTAGGGAACGGTCATCAGCCCGCCGAAGGGATCGAACACCGTCTCGCCCGGCTCGGTATATTGCGCGATCGCCCGGTCGACGATGTCGAACTGCAGCGGGCACAGATGCATTTCCTTGCCGGCCGCAGCCTGCAGCGTGTTCATCGACAGCATGCGGGTAACGTCCGTCCAGACGTCTTCATGCTTGGAATGCGGCGGCAGGAGCATGAAGGTCGAAGGCAGCATGCCCTTTTCCTCCAGCGCTTCGGCAATCTTCACGTGGTGCTCGAAGTCGTAGACGGCATCGAGGCTGTAGCGCTTCCACAGCTTGAAGATCTGGTGATGCTCGAGGCCGGCGAACTCCTGCGGCGTCAACTGACGGTTTCCGCCGCTCGGCATGTAGCCATGGGCATCCAGCTGCCAGCGGGCGCGGGAATAGCCTTCCGGATGCGTCCAGGCGCCGGCGGCACCGACCCATTCGCGCTTGTCCTTCTTCACCGGGCTGTCGGCATAGCCGTTCGACGCGTCGGATGGCGGCTTGCGGAAGATCAGCAGATATTCCGGCATGCCATTGCCCATGCGGCTGCCGTCCTTGCACTGTTCGGACCAGCCGAGGCGATAGGTCTGGTTGTTCTCCCTCACGACGTCGGTGGTGATCGTCTTGCGCGACAGGAATGCGAAACCGTGGCTCTTGAAGCGGGCGACGCAATCGTCGGAAAAGGGATAGACCGTCTGGAAGCCGAGGCCTGTCATGCCGCCCGGGACGATCCTGTCCTTCACATGGATTGCCGCCACGCGGCCGGGCGAGAGCACCCGCAGCAGTTCCGGGATCAGGAAGTCCATCTGCTTCCAGAAATGCTCGTTGTCGTCGGTGTGGCCGAAGTCGGCATAGTTCGGCGAATATTCGTACTGCGTCGAAAACGGGATCGACGTGACGATGAGGTCGACGCTGTTTTCCGCCATCTGCTGGCACTCCAGCACGCAATCATTGTTGACGAGCCGATAGCCCGGCCCGGAAACCTCGATCCGCTCGACGCCCATGGACCGCTGCAGGGTCTCGGCCATGGCGGCGGCCGAAAGCCCGAATTTCTTGATGATCTTGGTCATGATGGCCCTTTGCTCGATATGCCTGCGCCATTTCGCTTCGAGGCTGTCGCGCACCGGACGCTCGGCCTCGGTGTAGATCAGGTCGATGCGCACGGTGTGCGTCTGCAGGAATCGCTGGATGCGGTGGACGGCCTGGATGAAGTCGTTGAACTTGAAGCCGATGCCGAGAAAGATCGCCCAATGGCAGTGCCGCTGGAAATTGCAGCCCGAGCCCATAATCGAGGCCTTGCCCGCCAGCTCCGGCAGTTCGCCGTTGGAAAAGTCGATGATCGACTGCTCGCGATGATCGAGGTCCTGGGCGCCGTAGACCGTGGCGATGCCCGGGATGGCCGCCTCGATCGCATGACGCTCCGCCTCGAGGTCGTGCCAGATCAGCCGATGGGCGTCCGGGTCCTCGGCGCGAAGCGACATCATCTTGTCGATCCGGGCAGACAGGCTGTCGCGTTTTTCGCGCGCCGCTTCGGACAGCGAAGCGGCCGCGTTGCGCAGCAGCCTGCCCTGCCCGTTCTTCTCTGTGCCCGCCCCGGCGTGATCGGCCGGCAGCTCGTGCCAGTTGACCACCATGTCCGGCAGGTCGTAGCCCTCGTCGGAGAAACCGAGATCGGAAGGCCGCTCGACGAACAGGCCCCAGCTGGCGACCCAGAGCCAGAATTCGCGTTCCTTGTGGGGATGGATGGACAGCGTGTCCGCCTTCTCCGAATTGCGCTTGAAGAACCGGGTCTTCGCCTGCCCGACATCCATGACCTCGAGGAATGCGGAATAGGCCAGCAGTTCGATGAATTCATTCGGGCTCGGCGTCGCGGTGGCGACGAACTTGAAGCGGATCCCGTCGAACAGCCGCATGAATTCGCGGAAGGTCTTGCTGCCGCCGAACCCGCGCAGGCACGACGCCTCGTCGAGGCTGGCAGCCATGAAGGCGCGCGGGTCGATCTTGCCGTCGCGGACCGTCTCGTAATTGGTCATGTAGAGCCCGGTCTCGCCGGCGGCCGAGACGGAGCGGATGAAGGCCAGATCGTAGTTGCGATCGGCGCGTCCCGCGCGCCAGAGGCTGAGGGCCTTGCGCTGCGCATCGCTGATCTTCGGATGATCGCCGGTCTCGAGCGTCCTGGCATCGCGGCGGAATTCCTGCCGCACGCCCAGCGGCAGCACCAGCAGGCCACGCCCGCCGAACCGCGACAGGACCAGGCGCAGGATTTCAAGCTGGATGATCGACTTGCCGAGACCGAAGGCGGCGAAGATCGCGCGGCGACCGCCGCGGCAGGCCCAGATGACCATCGCCTTCTGATGCGGCAGCAGTATGGGATTGATCTCGTCGAGCGCAACATCGAAGCCGCCCGAAGGGGCCATCTGCACCTTGTCCTTGAGGAAGGTGGTGTAATCCATCAACCCTGCCCTCCGCTGGCAATTCGCAGGATGGTCGGGTTTGCGTTCGTTCCCATGCGCACCCGCTCGATCTCGCCCCGCCGGATCAGCGCGCGCAGCGAGTTGGCGACGTCGACGATGCCCGTGGCCGCGCCGATGGCAGAATAGGAGCCGCAGAAAAGACCGTTGGCATCGGCATGGGAGACGATGTGCGCCAATATTCGCTTCTGACGCTTTCCAAGCGGCCAGTTACAGGCGACGACGCCATGGCGCGGGCAGATTTCGTCCGGGCTGTCTCCATCGAGAATTCCGTCGACAAGGCCGGACCGCAGGGTGGTCGTCAGCAGCGCAAGGCACAGCTTCTCCGGCGAGCAGCCAAGCCGCTCGGCGTGCTGGCACGCCAGCTCGACCAGCGGATGCGACTGCAGACGGATGGCCACATCCTTCATCGACGCTTCCCCTTGCTTGCCACGGTCGCCTTGCGCTCCGGCCAGGCATCGCTCAGCGTCCGGGTCATGATGGCGCGGCGCGGGCGCCAGTCGCGGGCGCCTTCGACCGAGACCAGAGCGGCCACGTCCTTGACATCGCCGCGCGCGACGATCGAGAAAACCGCGCCGTCGCAGTCGATGACACACATGTCCGGGGTCGGCAGAAGATCGGGTTCAATCGGCGAGCGCGCGATCATCATTCGTGTTCCCCGATGATCTTCAGCCCGCCACGCTCGCCGCCGGCGGCCTTGACGCCCGCGATCGACTGGCGGAAGTCCGACAGCGAACGCTCCGCTTCCGACGCCCCGCGATCGATGATGTGGGCTTCCGTCGGGCTGACCACGCCGTCGGAATAGGCGGTGGCCACGTCGCCGGCGAGCGCGGCCATGCGCTGCATCAGGTCGGCATGGGCCGACAGGATTCCGGCCTGCTGCGCCTTCTCATCCTCCGGATCCGTCAGCCGCCGCTTGTTGGCGGCCGCCATGACGGCGGTGACGAAGGCGCGGCCGCAATCGGCCTCCAGCGCAACGACGGCGGGGATCGGCATGACAGTCGGGTCATTGCGATCCTTCCAGCGCCCCACAGTCGTCTTGCCATAGCCGCATTTTTCAGCGGCGCGCTCGATGCCGCAGCAGGCTTCGATCAGATCGAACTGGGCGGCCTTCAGGCGGAAGAGAAAAGCGTCCATCGCATTGGCTCCAAAGACAAAAAAACTTTCCCGCGCCGGGAAAACCCGGCGTCGTTTCCCGTGGCGGGAATGGTTCGGAATTGAGAAGATCAGCCCATCAGATCACGGGGGACCGCAACATGAGCAGGACGGACAGGACATCATTCGGCGGCCTCCCTTTGGAGGGCTTCCCCAAAGGAGAGCTTCTCCAGGAGTTTTCGGACGGGCCCGCGCACGCGGCCACCGTTCTCCATACGGGAAATGCTGGAACGATCGACGCCTAGCTGTTCGGCCAGTTGATCCTGCGTCCAACCGTGTTTTTCCCGGAGCAATTTGATGTCGATATCCTTTTGCATGACCCATGATGTGCATAACGCACACGACAATGTCAAGTCGAAACGCACACCGAAATTGTGCAAAATGCACGCCATGAGCTATGATGATCGCCCAGAACCCGCAAAACGCCTGGAGAAGGCCCGTATCGAACGGGGCTTCAACGACGCGAAGGCCGCCGCCAAATTCTTCGGCTGGTCCTACGATACCTATGCGCAGCATGAGAACGGCACGCGCGGGCTATCGCGCGCCGCAGCCAAGTATGCGAAGGCCTTGCGCGTCAGTGAGGCGTGGCTCCTGACCGGCGAAGGACAAGGCCCCGGACAGATCGTCGAGGTGCCACTCAAGGGCCGTGTCGGCGCAGGGGCGGAAGTCTATGCCATTGATGACGGGGGCCAAGAAACGGTCGATGCGCCGGCGGATTGCAGCCCCACAACCGTGGCCGTCGAGGTGAGCGGAGACTCGATGTTCCCGGCATACGAGGATCGTACGCTCCTCTACTATTCGAGACTGATGCCACCGGAATCCCTCGTCAACCGCCGCTGCGTCGTCCAGCTGGCCAATGGCAAGATCTTCGTCAAAGTCCTTCGCCGCGGCTCCACCGATTCCCTCTGGACGCTACAGAGCCTGAACCCGCTCTATCCCGATATTGAAGACCAGCAGGTCGAATGGGCCGCTCCGATCGACTGGATCAGGCCGCGCTAACTCTCACCATCGTCGATCCGTGATTCCTACGTAAGAGCGTGGGAAGGCCTTTCGCACACCCAACATGTGCGTTATGCACTTTATCTGTTGACTGGATGACGTGCGTTATGCACACTGTCGCTCGTTCCGCCAATCCCGAAGCGGGACTTCTCCGCCAGCCCGTCGCCGCCGCCAACGCCTCCTGGCGGCGGCGACGGGGGTCCGGCGGGAACGACCGACAGGAGAGAGCCCCATGTCACTTTTCGCGCAGCAGTCCAGGAACGTTGAGCCCGCCTTCACCGTAGAGCAGCAGCGCCGACATGCAGATCTGTTCGACAGGCGTGTCCTTCATCGACTCGATCTGGTAGCGGGCGTCGGCGGCGATCATCCTGCCATCGGGGCCATCGGGACCAACTTCGATGCCCTGGCTGACCCCGACCAGCGTCAGGTTGGTGATGTTGGCCTCGACGCTCGGGCAGAGTTTGGTGACTGCGAGCACGCTGGCAATGTGGTGCATGGCGTTTCGCTTGCCTTCTTCATCGGCCAGAGCGGGCGATACAAATTCCGTGATGACGACTGCGACGATGGCGGCACGTCTGAACATTGCAGTTCCCCTTCCTTCAATCCCCGCACGCAGCATGACGCCGAACCGGCGGCCGCGCAAGCGGACCACCTGACCCCGTTCGGCGCGCGCGTGCCGGCGCCGATCGCCGTCCCTCCCCGGTGGTCGGCGCGCCATCCCGACCTCACCCTCGCCCTTCTGGCGCTCGCCGCCTTCCTCTCCGTCAGCACAGCCGCATGGATGACCATGGATGCGCTGTCGGACTGGAACCGGGCGCAGGAAGTGGCGGCGAGGGTCTGACGATGGGCGCGCTCCTCATCCTCTCGCTGGCCGTCAATGTCGGCCTCGGCATCCTGCTTCTGGTGCGCGGCGGCGCCGCCGCAGACCGCGCCGAGGCGGCCGAGCTGTCCGCCGCGATCGGCTTCGCACTCGACGAACTGTCGCACTTCTACGCTCGCAAATTCTTACGCCAGATTCTGCTCGGTCATCACACCGATTTTGCGGCGATCATGGAGGTGTCCTATCCGGGCTGGGCCGAATATCGCGACCGTCACATGGCAAAATCCCTCGGGCTTTCGCCCAAGGCCAAAGCCTTCACCACCTGCTCGCCGAATGCCGGCCTCACCTACGAAGTCGGGCTTCTTTCCGGGCGCAGCCTGACCGAAGCGGTGGACTATTGGAAGCGCATGGTCGCCGAAGGCTTTACCAACGAAGACAGCACGCCGCCCACCGAAAACAGCGTTGGCATCTTTGCCCGGGATGCGGAGGGCAAGACCCACGGCATGGCCGTCTATCACGAAGTTGAGGGCGAAGACTTCGTCTGGCTCTACCTGCTCTATGTCGAGCCGCAGTTCCGGCGGTCCGGGCTTGGCCGGCACCTCGTCTCCTGCGTTCGCCAGGCCGTTGCGAACGTCTACGGCAAGCCCCTCAAGTTCGGCACCTTCGGCAACAACATCCCCATGCGGCACCTCGCCGCCGAGTGCGGCTATGTGCCGGACGTCATCTTCTACCGCGAGGACAAAGCATGACCATCCGCCCGCTCTCAACCGCCTCGATCGATTGTTTCCGCACGGATGGCAGTCTGATGGATCTCGCGCGTCCGCTACCGGCCGAGGTCGATTTTGCCGTGATGGCCGGGCGGCTTTCGCGCATTGCCCGTTTCAGCGGCGCGCCCAAGGATGGCGCGTTTTCCGTGGCGCAGCATTGCGTCATGGGCGCGGAGACGCTGCTGGCCGAGGGCGAGGACGAACTGACGGCCGCGCTCTTCCTGCTGCATGACGGCCATGAGTTCCTGATTGGCGACAAGACGCGGCCTTTCCAGTCTCTGCTGGCCGCCGTTCTGGCCTATCGCCACGGCGCGGCCATGGGCCAGGCCCTGCATCTGGCGATCGCCGACATCAAGGCCGGATGGGACGAGGCGATCTATACGGCAGCGCGTCTGCCGCCGCCCTCGGCCTGGACCAATCGCCAGCGCATGACCGTCCACCAGATGGACCAGCGCATGCTCCATGCCGAAGCGCAGGCGCTGTTCGGTCGACAAGCCGGCGAATGGGTGAAGACCCAGAAGGCGCTGAAACCCCTGCCCTGGGCCTCGCTCAAGATCTGGGGGCCGATGCTCGCCGAGGAGCGCTTCACCGCGCTCTTCAAGAAGCTGCGCGGCTACCAGCTCTTCTGCGACGTCCAGGCCGCCCACCGCGCCCATGTGGCCGCAAGCGCTCCCAAAACCGCCAAGCGAGGCTGATCATGAAACCCGACCTTGTTCTTTGCCCAGCGCCGGAACGAACCTTTTCCAACGGTCACGCGATGTTTGCCACGGCCGCGCCCGGAGAGATCCGCGATGGCACGACGAAGATGGGCGACGCCCGCCTGGCGACCTATGGCGCGGGTGCGGCCGTCCTGCTCGATGCCGGTGGCAAGCTCCTTGCCGGCCCGATCGATTTCGACGGCGCCGAACTGCTGGCCACCGCCATTATCGAGGGCAACCCGCGCGCGCTCACCGAACCCGCAGCCGCGCTGCGCCTCGCCATCGCCTACCTCGCGCTGGTCGACGGCACCACAGCGCTGCTGGGAGGCAAGGCCCATGGCTAACCGCCCTTCCCGGCGCATCCATGCCCCCGAAACGGCCCTGCCCTTCCGCGTCCATTTCAAGGACGGGACCATTCAGGCCGTGCACGCCGAAACCGCCGACGAGGCGCGCAAATGTGCCCGCCCCGGCGAGATCGACAAGGTCAAGCTCAATCGGGAGAAGGTCCATGGCTGACCACACCGATATCGAATGGGCAGACGCAACCTGGAACCCGATCACCGGTTGTTCCATCGTCTCCCCGGCCTGCACGAACTGCTATGCGATGGCCCTCGCCGGTACCCGCCTCAAGAACCTTCCGAGCCGCAAGGGCCTGACCAAGCAGGTCAACGGCAAGCACGTCTGGACCGGCGAAGTCCGCCTGAACCGCCAGTGGCTTCACCAGCCGTCTCAGTGGACGAGACCGAGAAAAATCTTCGTCTGCGCGCATGGCGATCTGTTCGCCGAGAACGTTCCCGACGAGTGGATCATCGACGTACTTACCGTCATCGCGTGCAATCCGCACCACACTTTCCAGGTGTTGACCAAGCGGGCCGAACGCATGTTCGACTTCATGAGCCAGTCCGACCTGTTGGAAGACATCTATGTCAACTGGTCGGGTTTCTCCGGCGCGCCGCGAGAGGTCCAGAGCTGGCCCCTTCAAAATCTCTGGCTCGGCGTCTCTGTCGAGGACCAACGCCGCGCCAACGAGCGTCGCGACATGCTGGCCTGTCTTGCCGCCGAAGGCTGGACGACGTGGGTATCCTACGAACCCGCGCTTGGTCCGATCGACTGGCGCGGCTGGGAATTCCTCAAATGGCTGGTGTCAGGCGGAGAAAGTGGGCCTGATGTTCGGCCCAGCCATCCGGACTGGCACCGCGCCGCGCGCGACTTCTGCGCCGCCTACGGCATCCCTTACCTGTTCAAGCAGTGGGGCAACTGGATCGCTGCGCTCGACCGCGACCGCGAAGATCCGGACTGGCGCGCCGACTACTCCGGCGAATTCAACCAGGCCCGCAAGGGTATCGCCTGGCTGAACCTTGCCGGCGGGACTGGCTTTCACGGCGAGCGCTTCCACATCATGCGTCGCGTCAAGAAGAGCGACGCCGGCCGCCTGCTCGATGGCGTCGAACATAACGCCTTCCCCACCACTCCCCAACGAGAGGAGGCCAGGTAATGGCCGGTTCCGTCAACAAGGTCATCCTGATCGGCCATCTCGGCGCCGACCCCGAAATCCGCCGCACCCAGGACGGCCGACCGATCGCCAGTTTTCGCCTCGCCACCTCCGAAAGCTGGCGCGACAAGAACACCGGCGAGCGCAAGGAAAGGACCGAGTGGCACTCGATCACCGTCTTTTCCGAAGGCCTCGCCAAGGTGGTCGAGCAGTACCTGAAGAAGGGCTCGCCGGTCTATGTCGAGGGCCAGCTCCAGACCCGCAAATGGCAGGACCAGGCGGGACAGGACCTCTACTCGACCGAGGTCGTCCTGCAGGGCTTTAACGCCAACCTGACGCTGCTCGGCTCGTCTGGCGGCAACCGCCCGCCACCCGCCGGCGGTCCGGAGGACTACGGCCGGGAGGGTAGCCGCGCGCCCACGGGCGCTGCCTCGACCGGCAGTTTTTCGCGCGACCTCGACGACGACATTCCCTTCTGACGACGCAAGCCTACAGGCCGAACGGCCGTCGCGGATCGTTCCGCGCCCCGTCCGGAGGACCAACAGTCCGTGAGGACAAAAAAAGGAGCCACACCATGAAGATTATCCGCGAGGCCGACATGCTGGTCGGCGTTCTCGAGCAGGGCGAACTCAAGGCCGATCTCTCGACCAAGATCGCCGAGGTCCTGCGCGAACTCTATGCCATGTCCGACGAGGCACCCAAGGGCACCTTCAAGGGCTCCCTGACGCTGAAGATGAAGTTCTCGGTGCAGAACAACATGGCGACCATCAACAACGACATTTCGACCACCGTGCCGAAACGCCCGCGCCGCGCCGACGTCTTCTGGGTCACCGAGGACGGCGGTCTTTCCACCGAACATCCCAACCAGCGCGACATGTTCGGCGGCCCCCGGGCCATCGAAACGCCGCGCCAGTAATCCCCGCCTCACCCTCCAGAAAGGACCATGGACATGACCGCGAAGACCACCAACACCGCGCCGGACGGCGAAGCGCTACTCTCCACCACCAGCCTCGTCTCCGGCGCGCCGATCGACATCGAGGCCGTCCGCCGCCTCGCCGACGATGCCGGCACCGAGCTCGTGACCATCTACCCAAGCCACGACAGCCTGCCCGGGGAAATTCCGATCCTGATCGACCGCAAGAGCGGCAAGGCGTCCTCTATCCGCAGTCTGATCGAAGAATATCGCGTCAGCCCTGAGCGCAAGAAGGGCACGGCGACGGTCTACACTCTCGACAGCCTCATTGACCTCACCAACCGCCACAAGACGGCGGACAGCGTCATCTTCGCCGATACCGACTGGCGCGAGCCTTCGCTGACCACCATCGTCGACTATCACGTCGACGCCTCCGGGGGCCGGGCCGACAACGGCAAGCACCGCGTCCACTATCCCTTTCCGCTTTCCGAGGAATGGAAGGCCTGGATCGCCCAGGACGGCAAGCCCATGGACCAGGGCGATTTCGCCGAGTGGATCGAGGATCACCTGCCGGAACTCGCCGCCCCCGACGCGCGCGAGGTCGATCACTATCTCGAAACCTTCGGCCTCAAGGTCGCGGCGCCCAACGAGATGGTGGCGCTGTCGCGCGGCCTGCAGATCCATGTCGAGAGCCGGGTGAAGAACAGCGTCGTTCTCCAGAGCGGCGAAGGGCAGATCACCTGGGACGAGGAGCACAAGGACGCCGCGGGCAACCGCATCACGGTGCCCGGCCTCTTCATCCTCAACATCCCGCCCTTCTTCATGGGCACGGCGACGCGCATTCCGGTGCGCCTGCGCTATCGCGCCGCCGGCGGCACGATCAAGTGGTTCTTCAAGCTCCACCGCCCCGACGTCGTCATCACCGGCCAGATCGAGGAAGACCTCGCCCGCGCCGCCATGGCAACCGGCCTGCCCTGCTATCGCGGCAAGCCGGAAATGGCGCCGGCCAACGGCGCGCTCTGACGCCAGAGAGAGGACTTCAGCCATGACCGACCGCCCAATACCGTTTTCGGCCCCAATGGTGCGTGCCCTGTTGGGCGGTCGGAAGACGCAGACGCGGCGCGCGCTCAATCCGCAGCCTTACCAGCTCGAAAGCCGGTCTGGATATTGGAATGCAAGCGGCGTAGTCGGCGGTCGCATCGTCATAACTGATCGCGCCCTTCTTGACTTGCACCGGAAACCAAAGCCAGGCGACCGCCTCTATGTCCGCGAGCATTGGCGCACCACCTTGGCTTTTGATGACCTGCGGCCATCGCAAATGAAGGCGGCGGACACCCGCATCAGGTATGAGGCCGACGGTTTCGTCGACAACAAGCTCAAGTCCTTCGACCACTTCCACGAAGGCCGATTCCGCCAGGGCATGCACATGCCCCGTTGGGCGTCACGTCTCACTCTGATCGTCACCGACGTCCGCGTTGAGCGGCTGCAAAACATCAGCGAGGCAGATGCTTCCGACGAGGGTGTCTGGCACGGCAACACCTTCAACCGATTTGCGGATGATCTCGCCGCATCTTGTCAGGACGGCAGGTGGTTTCCCGGCGCGACGGATTGGTATCGGGACCTTTGGGACCGGATCAACGGCCCCGGAGCTTGGGACGCGAACCCGTGGGTGGCCGCCTACACCTTCACCGTCATCCCCAAAAACATCGACGAGGCTTGAGACC